CTCCATCTCTGTCCTTTATATGCACATAGTACCCCTTATTTCTCAAGTATCCAGTTTCTTCTTTTACGATAACTGCTTCTTTTCCTGAATTGTCGTCATAGGAAAATGTTCTTACTTCTATTGTCATTATACTATCCTCATTCTTAGTTTTGTATATAAATTATTAGGTAATCCACTTTGGCTGAGCATCTCTAATAGTGCATCTTTTGATATAGTATTCCATTGATTAAGATATCTGAACTTTATTTCATCATCTTCAACTCTCACTCGTAATTGAAAGTCATATTCGTTTCTGAAATGATAGTTTTCAATCTCTTGCATTACTACTGTATGGTTTCTATAAAGTGTCATGGTATGGCCTCAAGATATTTGCGTAAATGTTCTCTGCAAGGTATTTCATCTGTAATGGTGCAACCATCAATCCTATTCTTGCAAGTTTCTCGTTCAATGTTCCTGTAAACTTGTAATCTTCTGGTAGTGTCATTATTCTTGCAGCTTCTCTTGTTGTGTATACTCTATCCTCGCATGGGTGTAAATGCACTGCAAGTGATGTTTGTAGTCCTTGCTCTGATAAAGTGTGCGATGGATTATCCCACCCAACTCTCCTTGATTGATAGAATGATTGCTTTCTTTCTGGTATGGTTTTACCCCATTTTGCTCTATGTGCAATGAGTTTATCATACCAAGGCCCTACTACATCATCACCAACGGATACATATGTCTTTGGATTCTTGGGTAATCGCTTCATCCACTTATACTTTGCAGACTTTTTCATTGCATCGCAAAGTTCTTGTGATTCAAGAAGATTATTCTTATCCTTTTGTATATCCTCTATCGCATCTCGTATTGTAGGAGATACCTCATCAGGAGTAGGAAAAACCAATGAATCCAATACCATAAAGGGTACTCCTATCGCATCAAGAACATCATTTCTTACTGATACAATAAAGACTCTTTCTCTCTTTTGTGGAACGCCATGATTACTACCCTTGAGAACCTTGTACAATGTGGAATATCCTAGTGATTCAAAGTCATTTACCATTCTTTGTAAATGCTCTTTTGCATATTCCATTGTCAATCCCTTGACATTTTCGCACACAATTACTCTTGGTTTAACATCTTTTGCAATGCGTATTTGCTCCCAAGTTAAGTCCTCAATGTTCTTTTGCTTGATGCCGTATGCAGTTTTCTCTTTACCCCACCCTTTTTGCTTTGTTCCTGACATGGAAAATGGTGGGCATGGTGGGCTACCATCAAGAATATCTAATTCTCCTTGTGGTATATTCATCTTCTCTAAGACTTGATTACCTGTTACTTTTCTAATGTCATCGCAGATGTTGGGAGTTCCAGGCCAGTTTGCAAGGTAAGTGTCCATTGCAACTCTTTGAAATTCATTCACAAAGAAGCAATCTCCGCCTGCAAGCTTGTACCCAGCAGAGCTCCCACCTCCACCTGAGAAGAAAGAAATATAGGTAAAAAGTTTTCTGTCTGATGACTTCTTCAAGTCATCTAGTGTATATCTAAAGTATTTCATAATGTAAGTATTATATCAAAAAATTTAGTCTAAGTCAAGTTCTCCTTGAACTTTTAATGGATTAATATTTCCCATATCACTCTCATAGAGATACTCTGCACTTTGCGTTGCAGAGAAGTGATTTTCCCTCCCATAATTCTTCTTTAAAGAGTTCAATTTATCTTCAGCTGTGGACAGCTTAATCAATTCGCTGTCTACTGCGCTGACTAAGTCAGGGTGCTCTCCGATGCCTGATGGATTTGACATATAAACATCAATATTTGCACGAGCACTTTCTATTTCACTTTCATACTTTAATTGTAATGCTTTCACGATATTACTCATTCCGATTCTCCTTTTTTAGTTCCAATGTTATATTTTGTTTCAAGTGTCCAATCACCTTTTTCTTTAAACGATATGATTTTAATTTGCGACAAAGGAGCGCTTGGCTCTGGCTCACCTTTTATCTCCACTAATCCCCAATCTTTTAAAAGTTTTGAAATAGTGTTTCTTCTTGCGATATCGTTCTCTGATAGGTTTGTTTGCTTTCCGTCAAGTGCAAATAACTCTTTAAAATGCACGATGTAGTATCGTCCTTGCTTGTGTAGTATGTGGCAAGACTGATATAATTTCTTTTCTTTACGAGATGCAACTCCAATGCGTGATAGAGTTTCTCTTATTTTGAGGAAATCGTCTGGTTCTTTGAGAGTAACCTCTAGCATCTTCTCTTGAGTCCAATTAATACTTTCCATTTTTTCCACCTTTGTTCAATTTTTCTTTTATATAATCTAGTTGATTATCTGTAAGTATTTCAAGAGCAGACCTAGCCTTTGCATTACTATATCCATAAAACTCTTTAACATACTCTATGTTTTTTATTTTACTCGCCTTCAACCATTGTGCAAATCTCTTGCGTGGTCGTATACTATTTAGTAAAAAATCAAACTGGAGTTTCTTATCAAGATTCGTTCTCATGTTCATCTCATTCACCAGCATGAGCGTTTCTGGAAATGCAGACAGGCACTTATTAACAATAAATGGTGGATACTTCTTCTCCCACATCTCATCATCAGTGTCCATGAGTTTCTTTTTACTATGATTAATTGCGTTGAGATATTCTTTCAATTCATACATTTTCTAGCCTTTCTTTTTGCCAGTTTAAAGCTCTTTGCATTTGGTCTGGATTGTCATTAAATGCACCAAACCCTTGATTACACTTATGGCAAATATATCCTAAAAACTTTCCAGTTTTGTGGCAATGATGCAATCTCCATTTTTTAAAAACAGATTGCCCTAATCTACCAAGATACTCCAGAGTGTACCCACAGGACGGGCATGGCTCTTTTCTTGACGGCATAGGATTTTCTTTTTTCAGTTGCCCTCTTATTCTGGTTGCTTTATTTCTACAATCCTTGCAAGTTCTTTTAATCTCAGAGCTACTCTTACCAGTTTGGTATTTCATCTGGCTAAAGTGTGATAGTGGTTTTTCTTCCTCACACTTAATGCAGACGATACCAGCAACTGGTGATTCATCTTCTATAAATTCACATAGATTAGACATTTACTTAAATTTGCATTGAGCCATGAGCTCTGTTAAGCACGCAAGTAGATTTATCTCTTGATCTGCGACAAAGGATGCTTTGTAACTGTAGTCAGCAATGCTAACAACAGCATGGGGGATAGTAGAACCATCCACATTATCATACAGAGAGTCATAAATAAGGCGATAAATACGCATTGGATCGTTATCAATATGCTGTACAACCCATTCTCGTACTTTCTTAAATTCTTTCTTTTTGAGTGATACCATAAGGTCATTAATATGCTCCTCTTTTAGATTGACGAGTAAGCCTGCATCTATTTTACCTGATGCAGAATATCTCTGTAGTTCATTGAGTATTCTTCTCCAATCTGGAAAATATTTAGTAATCAACTCAAGCACAACTTTCTTATCATACTCTACATTTTCTTTCTTAAGTATATTTGTCACACTAATGAAGAAGTCTTGAGCTAGTCTAGGCTTGTCTTTCTTTGGTATGATGAAATCTACATTACTGCATCTTGATTGCAGTGGTGATATCAAGCGATTCTTAAAATTGCAAGTCAGAATAAATCCACAGTTCTTGTGAAATTCTTCCATGAATCCACGAAGTGCAGGCTGAGTAGATTGTGGATTGAGATAGTCTGCCTCATCTAGTATAATGTATTTTCTACCACCCTCAAGTGAAACTGTTGATGCAAAGTTTTTAATTTTAGTTCTAAGAACATCAATCCCAGATTCTTCTGATCCGTTTATCATCATGTATGTTGAGCCAATCTGATTTATCATTGACTTTGCAACTGTGGTTTTACCTACACCAGGCCCACCTGATAAGATTAAGTTTGGTATGTGCTTGTCTTTTACAAACTCACCAAATGTTTCTTTCAGTTCACTTGGTAGTATGCAAGATTCAATTGTATCTGGACGATACTTTTCTACCCATAAAAATGTTTCCATAATATATTACTCCTTTTTCAAATTCAAACAAAAAATTCTTCTAATGTTCCTTGTGTTCCATAACTCTCATCTAGTTTCCATCTTATTTTATCTGTGATAAACTTAAGAGGCTCCATAAAACTTTTTTCAAACTGCATATCATAATCAATCTTATCTTGCACATTAAACTCCTTTGGTAATCTAGTCATAAACGACATTGCAGTAGATTGATAAACATTTGGAGTTTTCATGTGAACAAACTTAATCTTATCTCCCTCTTGTATGAATGGATATTTGTGCGTAAGTTTTTGTTTTCGCAATAAGTGATTATATAATATCGCACCCTTACAATGTATAGGAGCTCCTTTAGAAAAGAGGTTATGTGATGTTGTAAATTTGTCTAATCCATTTACACTTCTTGGATATGCTATTTCCTCAGCTGGTAGTTCCATAAACTTCTTACGAAAATCCTGTATAAAATCATTTAATTCAGAAGAATCACCATTCATAATAATCTTAAGTGCAGACTTAAGTTTCTCTCTGCAAGGCGCAGGCGTTGATGATTTAACTGCTTCAATACCCATGATTTTTAACTGTGGCTCTTTATATCTTACACCCTCAACATCCCATGCGTTAAGTATGTATCTTTTCTTTGCAACCCATACAGCTTTATCTGCAATCACCTCACGCTTCATACTCATCTTTTGCTCGTATGCGTTTATGTATTCAGAGAGAACCGAATAACTTTTATCAATAAATGGTTCAATTTTTTCTCTGGCCACAGTATCCAAGAAGTTGATGATTTTTTCAGTCTTTGCTCCCTCTCTAAACACTTTACTAACGAGTTCGTCAAATGTAATGTACACTGAATCTGTATCTGAAGCAAGAATGAAATCTTTTCCAGATGTTCCAATAATTGAATTAATATACTTGTTAATTGAATGTTCAATATAGCGAATGGATAACTGACCACTCGTAGTAATAGCCTCAGCAACCAATATATTGTAATAACGAAACCAATTATTACCGATAGCACCATAGGCACTATTAAGAGAGATTTTTTTAGCCATCTGAATATTGTTATATCTTGCAATGTCTTTAATGAGTTTGGGATTTTTTGTTCTCTCATATTCTTTCTTTGCCTGAATCATAAGCTTCTTATAACTCACTCTATCATCATATATCTTCTGCATTATTTCAGGCAAAAATCCTTTCTTATCTGTTTTAAATAATGCACCATTTGGAGTAAGTGTTACATTTTTCTTCTTGAGAGCTGATGTGTCCTTTTCTAACTTTATCATCTCCTCAACTTGTGAATCTTGCCACAGTGGTTTTTTAGAATATAATGTTTCTGGTGATATGTTATACTGCATGATTAAGTGTGGATATAATGAGTTTAAATCAAATGACATTACCCATTTATGCTCTCCCACTTGTGGATCTTTTACATACGCACCTTCAAACTTACTTGATTTCTTTTGCTCAATCTTTTGTGGTATAACAATATTTTTACCACGCAAGTAATTATATATGAGTATATCCCAATACTTTGTAGTTCCTAAAACATCCATGTAATTAACTTTTGCATCATATGCCATAGTTAAGCATAACTCAATAAGTTTTAACTTATCCTCTAACTTGTCAACCAACTCAACATCAGTAATATTATATTCAATAAAAGATTGATAGTCTTTGGTATACCACTCTCTAAAAGTTTCAAATGGATTACCATCTTTTCTTTCACCTAGTTCAACAAATGCAATGTGGTCTAACCTATACGATTCTTGGTTTGTATATGTAAACTTACGATACAAATCATAATAATCTAAATGTGCAATACCTTGCACCTCATACACTTGATGACTGCGTCCTTGTGAGTAAATGTTACGACTTGAAACATTACCCCAAGGCGATAACTTTTTTAACATTTTTTCATCAAATAATCTTGAGATACGATTACAAATATAAGGTAAATCAAAAAACTCTGTATTCCAGCCAGTAATTATATCTGGATAATTATCAGTCCAAAATGTAACAAAACGATTCAGTAATGTTTTCTCACTATCGCAAAGTATATAAGTTACATCTTCTCTATCTGTAGTAAAGTCTTTTAATCCCCAAACAATAATTTCTTTACTTTGATGATTCTTGATTGTAATTGATAACAGTGGCTCACTTGCTTCCTCTGGATTAGGAAATCCATTTTCACATTCAACCTCAATATCAATTGTTACCAGTAAAAGTTTCTCACTATCCCATTTTACTTCATTAGGATATTCATCTGCAATGTAATTGTATGCAAAAGAAGTATTTCCATAAATTAGATGTGGCTGATTTTTATAATTGTTTACCCACTCTTTTGCCTCTTTCATAGAAGTATGTTTCATAGGTGTAACATATTTTCCCTCAAGAGTTTTGTATTCTGTTGGTTTACTAACGACTGTATATAAAGTAGGCTGATACTTTATCTTGCGATTGACTCTTTGTCCGTCTTTGTATTCACGAACAAGTAAATTATCACCCCATTGTGTAATATTGGTATAAAATTTCATTGTATAATGATATCATAGTTAAGTGGTGGTGTCAAACCTTATCACCATAATTAAAAGCTAAACTAATTCTTTTCATGTCAGATTTGTTTTTTTCAACTTCATGCTTTTCAAGATTTGAAAATAAAATTAAATCATTTGTCTTTGGTGATATTCTATCATTGTCAAAAACAATATCACCCATGTTTTCATCTGGAACATCTATGTAAAACACACCACTCAATCCATTTAAGTGATTGACTAATATCCATCTATCACCATGCTTTACCATATAAGTTTTTTTATCTTCGTGATTGTGTTTTATATTGTAATTATTCTTACCATTAATGTTAAACCATAGAGATGATAGTATCATTTTTCTAGGGAGATGTTTTTCTATCTCTGTAAACAAATCCTCACATATTTTTGGTGGCTCTATAAATTTAGTTGATTGAAACCCACCAACATTAGATACCTCTCTACCCTCACTTAAAGAGAGTGCATATTCTTTAATTGGTTTTGTATTAATTGATAATTTATGTTTTTTAATTTGAAATTTTGTATTCAAAATTGTAACTCTCACTATTAGTTTGTAATAACTTTGCACCATTAGACAAGTGAAACTTTTTTGCCATTTCAGTTAGTGGTGATAAAGTTACTAATCTCATAATATTTCTGTCAAAAGAAAAATATTCTTGAAGTGCAAGTATCAAAGATCGGCCTGCACCTTTAACTGTGTCAGAATTATTCCATATAGTATACGCAACTGCAATATCTGATTTGTGTGGTGATATTATAGAGGTATCATCTTCCAACTCTTTCATAGTTGTAGGTATTTCACTGCAATATGCAATACAGCACAAAGATGCATAATTACTTTCTTCTCCCCATCCAAATACTTCACGATTTGAACCAATACGAAAGTTTCTATCATACTCTGGGCGTACAATATCTTTTTCAATAGTAAAATCTGTTACTGAATCAAATAATTCCAAAAGTTTTATCTCCATTATCTTTTATTGTTGGATTGTAAAAGTCATATTGCCAAGTTATTTCCTCACCACATTCTATATAACGATTTGTGATTAGTATCCACAAATCTCCAAACAAACCAACTTCAATTTCCCAAGGCAACTTTTGTTTTCTACAGTTTGGCGTTTCCGAGTGATTACCAAATCCACCAAGAGGCGTTCTTATAATTTCAATTCCAGTAAAAAAATGAGTAACACCTAAATTAGTATTTTCTTCAATATCATCTATTGCGACAAGTCCTAATCCATGTATTTCAGATGGCTCTATAGATAAGCAACTAGGTAGTGGCCTATAAATCTTCATGTGGTAGTCTTAAAATCCATCTCACTATCAGTTCTGCTTGCTGGTCGTGAACACTACTTGGAGGCATTGGAATATCACCCCAATTACCAACACCACCATACATAATAGTTTTTGATAGTGTGCGAATTTTTGTAGTATCAGCATCTTTGTATCTGATTGATATTGCAGTAAATGATGGGCCACCCAAATCTTCTTTTAATGCATGACATTTTGTGCATCTCTCCTTTTTAAAAATAGAATACACTGGATCATTAACTTTTAAAAACTCATCATCTGCACTTGTGTATGATAAAAAAATTAAAAATGCAGATAATGCCACTTGTAAAAAAACAATTACCCAAACCCACCATTCTGGTTTTCTTTTAAACTTCATTTTTTTCTACTTTGCACCATGTCGTGAATAGGTTTAGGAATCATTGAAGCTCCCATTCCACCATCTCCAAGTCCAACTGGATCGTTAAACCCATTAACAACTACACCTCTTTCTAAATCTCTAAGTTGATATGACATGTTAAATGCAAGACTTCTTCTTTCACCTTTACCTAAAAATGGATATACTGTGTGAAGTAAATTTGATGGGAATAAAAATAACTCTCCTACTTGTGGAGTGTGCTGATAAGTACCCATTTCTAATCCCATTGTTCCAGCAGAGTTAGCAATAAATTCAATATTCCCATCTACCCAATTTTGTTTATATGGCTTTGTGTCATCCCATCTTTTTTCATACTTTGGTATTTTAAGATACATGACTGAACTGATGTCACAATCTGTGTGAAAGTGAACTGGATTATATTCATTTTCATATTGACAAACTGCCCATGCACTTTTATATAGAACTGAAAGCTGAAAATTCTTTTTTAAATTTTCTCTGCCACCAAATCTTGATGATAGAACTTGGTGAACAAAAGATGCTGTGCATGAATGAAAAAAATGTGCAGCTCCAGACTCATCTAAATCTTGAAGTGACAAGTCAGGCTCGTGATTAATCTGACCAACTAATCTATCCCCATGAGTTTTATATTGCTCATTAAGTTTTCTGTCTACTGTTTTGTTTAACCCATCAACTATTTCTTGTGGAACAACAATTCTTGCAAGTGGTGGCCCAAAGAAATTATTAATCTGGTATTGAACTTTTTCGTAAACTTTTTTATTTTTCCAGTAATCTGCTTGCGTTTTTGGTTGCTCTGGATTTGGTGTGTCTTTTAATTTCATAGTATACTATCCTCATTTTCTAAATTTTTATCATGTTACCACAGATAGTATATAGGTGTCAAGTATTATAAACAATCTTCAAAATATGGTTTTACCCATGTAGTAGATTTGTATTTTAATTTAAGTTTTATTTTCTCTATTATCTTTTTCATTATCCTTTTCCTACTGGCCCTAATAACCATGACATAAACCAAATAAGTAATGCTATTGGTAATATAATTTCAAAAATTATTTGTCTTATCAATTTTTTAGTTTCTGGTTTCACTTGAGTTTGTAATTTTTATAAATATGAGTGTAGACGGCAGAAAAAAGTAAATACCATTTTACCACCTAATTTCTTGAATATCTCGTCTGCATCTACCAATGCCTGGCATATTTACTAGCATACCATTTTGACAAGTGTATGTGCATATCATAAATTGTCGCTCTTCATTTACCATCTCATATTCAGTAAACATGCACCACATTTTATCTTCACCTATGTCTGGTAAATCATATTTTGACCAATCAATTTCTTTTGCGTGTATCATTGTGTTTAGAGTTAACACATATAATAAACATGATGCGAGTAGCATAGATACTACTGATAACCAATATTTCATTTTAATCTCACTTTCCAACTTTTATATATGCGTATACAGAGAATATTATAAAGAATGGTAACGATAAGAGAACAAATACTGCAATGAGTATGTCTAAAAAACTACACCCACAACTAAATGAAGTCATTCTTCACCTGACGATTCTGGCCACATATCAACAATTGTTCCAATTACCCACCATGTTAGAAACAAGACAACTCCGAGTATACTAAAATATATTATGTTGGTAATTATATCCCTTTTCATGCGTTCTTTTTTATAAACAGCCTCTTCACGCTCTCTTTTAATTCTTCTTCTAGCTTGTATCATCTCCTCATACATACCAGATGGATAATTACCCCAAGTTAACATATTTTTTAAGTCTCTCTCCATTTCTCTAATTTTTTTCTTATGCATCACATATTCAAGTGCTTCTTGCTCAACACTTTGTGGCGCAAATAATTTTTTAACACCACTTTCATTTGCTTTTTTCTTTTCAGCAGCTGCATGCTGATAATCTGCGACTGCACTAAACCACTTACCAATCTGGCTGGTAACATCTTCAACCTCTCGTCCAGCATTAACGAGTGCTTTAATTCCTTTGAAGGCTGTAGTTGCAGCTGCAAATGCAGTTACTGGATCTATCAAATCTTGTCTCCGTATTTCATAACACAGCAACACGAAAACTTCAATTCAATAGTTACTATTATTTAGGTAATATAACATGCACATTTTATGCACAATAAATAAACATTATGGTATACTATATAACAATATTAATAATGTTTCTTGGTAGTGATAATGAAGAAATTCACAGATATGTTCAACATAAAGAACAATATTTATCATATTCAGAATGTGGATACTACTTAAATTCTGAACCTATGCAAGAATATATTCAAAAATCGTTAGAGAAACATTTGTGCAACAAATTTAAGGGAAATAAACCAACCTATAAAATTGTTGAGCAAGGCTGTATGACTAGGGATACATACATAGACTATAACAATAATTTATAGGAGTAAATAATACTACAATGACAAATGATTTAGGTATGATGATAGAAGATGTAAAAATAGCTGTATTGCAAGAGGAAATTAGTATTTTAAAAGGTAGATTAGAACCACAAGCTACTGGACATCTACATACAACTATTTCAGTTTTAGAAAATAGAATTAATGAAATGAAGGAAACAATAAAACATGGCAAAAAGATTTAAAGAAACCTCAACTTTTGAAACTCAATCAAAGTATAAGAAGACCTCTATGGGAAAGAAGCCTTCTTTACAGATGATGAATAAACATAAAAGGAGGCAGTTTAAACTTTATAGAGGTCAGGGACGATAAGAAAATAAATTCATTTCCCTTTCTTTTTTCTCAAACTCTCTAATTTTATACTCTGCTTCTGACACAGAGTTTACTTTACCAACAAATCTTTCTAATCTTTTGTTGTAAAGTTTTACATCTAGTGTTTGAAACCAGTCAAAAATATTAGTAAAAAATTTTTTCATAATCTTACACCTTCTCCACGATAGTAGCGTAGCCTCTGCAATGCAGACTTTTTTTGTGCTTGTAAAAGTGAAATATATATTTTTTTAAGTGTTCTGTACATTCTTTTCCCCTTTCTAATTATGGGAAAAGGCCTTTTCCTCTGTACACTATTATTTAGAAGATTTTCTAATTCCTAAAAGGAATAATAATTATACTAAACTGTAATGTCTACATTAATACCTTTAGCAACATTGTCTTTTATTTCAGTTGATTTGTTTATTACTTCTTTAAAATATTCTTTAGATTCTATTGCAGCCTGTTGTCTATCTTCAGCTACCTTGCTTAAAATCTTTTTTGATGATTTCATGTTTGTTAAAATATCTGCGTTAATACCTTGTGTTACATTTGATATACTACTCATTTTTTCAACTCCTAAAATAGAATTTTGATTTGTCAGTAAATTTAACTTATTTTGATAACGAACTCTATTTTCCTTTGAACTATTTATATACAATTTGATTCTCAACTAGTTTTCTGTTTGCTAAATGTTTGTTTGCAATTTCTTGTTTTGATTGCCCATGATACTCTACTGCATGATGGTTTATAACCATTAACTCATTTAAAGTAGTTTCTATGTCAGCTAAAACAATTTTAAACTTTCCTAATATCCTACCAAACTTACCAGTTTTATCTTTCATAGTAATTAAGATTTGTTCACTTCCAATAGGTAACGCTTTCAAAACATACTCTTTTGCAAGTAATCCATATTTCTTTTCTTCTAAATCTCTTGTTCTTGATTCTGGTGTATCAATTCCATATAATCTTATGCGTTCATTATGCATCCAAACACCAAACCCTAAATCAATATCAACATCAACTGTATCACCATCAACTACTTTTATTATTCTACATCTGTATTCATACATTTTATTTTCCTTACTGTAAAACTTTGGTATGAACCTCTTGGCCAAAATTCAACCACTCTACCATAGTTTTTAAATCCCCAAGCTCTTGCGTGAAATTCATCTCTTGGTATTTCTGATTCTTTTATCTTATTATGTATATCATTAAATGGTATGTTAATATCTAAAAGTAATTGTCCAATCTTATTACCTTGTAAGTCATATTTTGTTTCTACTTTATTTTTAAAATTATAAATGTGTTCTAATTCTTTTGTATCTGGATTCCACTGCTTCCATGTTTGATGATTATTAAACATATGTGCAGTTGTTTCCTCATAGTAATCCGTCATTTTTCCATCTTGAAACTTAAAATGATTATAATACTCATCTGAATATGTAAATGATGCAAATCTTATTTCATCAACTAGGTAAACAGAGTGGCTATAAAATATTTTTTTAGATTGTATTAAATTACTTACACCACTAATTGAGCAATAGTCAGCGACTTGCTGGAGTTCATTAATTACACTCTCATGTAAATCACTTTCTTTAACTGTAAAATTATTTCTAATTAAATTTCTTAATAAGAGTGGCTTTCTTATCTCATACTCAAACTTACACGACATCTAATACTCTTACTGTGTTAGATGCTTTTTCCAAAACATCAAACTTACCATCTTTATATTCTTGAAGTCTTTTTATAAGATTTTTAAAATCAACTTCAACATTCTTGTAAATAAATCTATCAAATTCCTCTAGTGTCAAATCTTTTATTTCGTCTGGATAAAATCTGATACTTTGCACATTTGCATCATATGATGTCATTCCATCTGTCCAATATCTTACTGCAATTTCACATACTGAATAATCTATTTCAACAATTTTATATTTAAACCTACTCATAATATTGTATTTGAACTCCATTCTTTTCTTTAGTAACTAACTTCATACCAGTTTGCTCATCGTTTGTTACTTTAGTTTTCATTGCATCTTTTGGAATCTTTACTTTTTCTTTTCTTTTTCTTTTTTGTTGCTCTTCTTTTAAGCTCATATTTGCGGCTATTAACATTAATACTGCAAGTGGATCAAAAACAAATATCAATAATATAATTACATAACGAACTGCTTTGTCCAAGTAATTAACAGAATCACTTTCACCAAATATAAGTGCAGAAATATATTTGAGTGGCCCAACTTCTACTTCAAAACTTTTGATTTGTAATTGTATCTCTGCACGCTCATCTAAATATACATCAATCTTATCTTGAGATTCTTCTACTATTTGTGAAAGTTTATCTCTCTCTGGTTTTTGCTCATCTCGTTTTCTTAATCCTTTTGAAACTGCATCAAGTTCAATATATTTTTCAAGTGCAGAGTCTAACTTTTCTAATTGACTTTCTGCACGACTAATATCTTTTTTTTCTGATTCTATATTACTGTCAAGTCTTTCTAACTTAACATATAATTCTGATGTGCCTGTTCCAGCGTCTATGTGTGATTTAGATAGATAACCAAAGATACCCATACTTGTGATAAACATAAGAACTACGACTGCACTTGTCAAATAGTATTTAAGTAACTTTGGTATTTTTTTCCAATTTTGATACAACCATGATGCTGTTGCAAGTTTACCAACTTCCAATACAGTTCCCATGATTGCGATTGAACTTGAAGCTGCAGAAAATATCGCCATCAAACCTACGATACTATAAAATGCAGCTACTCCAGATATTGCAAGTGCAACACCTAAAACAATAAGTGCGAGTGTCATAATTTATTACCTCAATTCAATAATGGTTTTTTAGATTTTCTCTCTAATTGTGCAACTACTGTTCCCCAATAGTTTTTACTCCAATCACTCTTACCATTTTGTAATGCAGAGTTAGCATTTCTTATGAGTTTTTCGTAATCTAAATTAATTTCATTTACGACTTTTTTAAAGTCTTTTTTTAATTCAGAAATTGGTTTTTTTTCATAAACCTTTTTCATTGATATAGTCCTCTGCAGCGTTTTGTGCTACTTGCTCTGTTAAGCATGAGTCCACTAAAACACCATCATGCATGACTTCATATCTTTGCCTTAAACCATTGAAAACTACTATTACTTTATTAGTTTCAATTTCATTTCCATAAAATTCACTTAAAACTTTATAATTTTTATTCATTTATTCTCCAAAAAAAGATTAAGGGTGGAGGTAGTGGAACTTCCCCACTAATTTTGAGCCTTCTAGTTTTTACTCTGCCTCACCCTTATATCTAGGAAAATTAAGACTTATACGCTTGTTCTACTCCAAGAACTGAAGCAATACCAGCCGCAATAATTGCTTTGTTTGGTGAACCTAATCTAAATGCTACACCATTTGGTGTTTCATTACGATAGATTGCAAAGCCCTCTTTTCTAAGAGTGTGAATCATTGCAGTTGGTGATGCAAGGTCAAATCTCTTTCTAAGAGTTTTCCAAGTCACATTCTTGCCTTTAGTTAAAAGATTTAAAACCTTTTGTTTTTTAGTAAGCTTCTTAGCCATAATAATAATACTCCTTATCAATAAAGTTAAATGGTGCTGGTAGTAAGACTTGAACTCACAACCTACGCATTACAAGTGCGTTGCTCTACCAATTGAGCTATACCAGCCTGTTATCAGTGTGTTACCACTTCTGATTCGGTTTCAATCCAAACTCTTGCACCACAAGAGAGTGGTTTGTCAGGCGAGTAAACAACTTTACTCGGCCCTTTAATTTCTACTGCATTTGCATATGTGTTACTTTTATATGTCTTTACTGTCAATACTGGCTCTTTCTTTCCTTGTTTTTTATTGGAACGAATTATGTGCTGATTGACATGAATTTTAGTTTTCATTTGTAAGTAAACCTGTCTTGTTTTGCTTGTTGATAATCTTCTAAACTATCTATCATTAATAAAAACATGTCAAAAAATTGTTGCATCTTTGCGTATTCAGATTCCTCTGGAGTCTGTGGAACGCACAAAACACTTGCATTTTCATCTTGTTGCATAATCATTTGTTTAGCCTCAAGGCAATCTTCCATACTATTCATTGTAGTGCGAATTTCACCTGAAGATAAAGTTGCAGCTACTATCATTAATGCTTTAAACATTTACTATTTCACCTTTTCCAATTATTACTAAATTACCAATGAAAGCATCTTCCCACGATTCTTTCTTACCTTTATAATACACAAATTCTTCACCATAGTCAAGGCCTTCTTTTGCCCACTTTAGTGCAACTTTTGGATCATCAAAAGTTTTTGATAATTTTTTATTGTTTAGTTTAGGATAAACTACATATTTTTTTGAACTCATTTGTTACATCTCCTTTGCATTTCTTCATCAGAGATATAGCCATCTGCATTTTTAAATTCTTCAGCTAACCTATCCCATTCATTTTGTTTTTCGTCAGGTGTCATTGCGTCCCAAGCATCTCTCATTTCTTTACTAGGTCTGAAGCCTAGTGAATCTTTATGGAAATCGCTGTATAAGTAATCTTCATAAGTGTATGTTGTCATTTACACTCCCTCAGCAAATAAACCCACTATAAAAACATAGCAGCATAAGAAAAACATAAAAGTAAAAAATATATCTAATATCATCATATAATCCTCTTTACGAGTGGAGTAGAATCCATATCAACCCATTCATATTTTTCGTTACCAACTAAAACTTGGTCACCATAAACTGTTGAACGAACTGTATCTCCATTATCAAAAATTGGAACAACATTGTCATTATTCCACCAAGCGTCTTTTATGGACTGTGTTGCCATAAAAGCAATCTCTGCCTTCTGTTGCACATTAAGGTCTTTTTCAACATAAACCATAGCTACTGTCTGTGGTTTACTTTTTCCAACTGTATGTATGACTGCGACTTGTTCCATTGTTGCGGCCATTAGATTTTTTTTCATAGTTTTATTCATAATCAATACAATAATAATAACAGATGTTAATGGGTTTGTCAATACTTTTTTTAAAAAAAGATTCCTTTAAAATCAATGACTTATCTCCTCATACTACTTAAATCTTTTGCATCATCATCTGAAAATATTGGAATTGCATTAGATTTGTGTAATGTTCCTATTCCCACCATTTTACTGCCTGTATATGTTTTAGTCTTTTGTTTTACACAAGAGCCTGAAGTAGTAGAGAGTGATGGTATATTCTCATCTTTTCTTCTATATGTAGTTGTAACAGTCATAAAACTAGAAAATGTGGAATTACCATTCATTTGTTTTCTATACGATTTTGGTGTAGGATTAGAAACCTTTTTTCTCTTTCTTTTAAAAGAAGTAGGTGTATACAATATCATTATTGAGTGTCCTCAAAAAATGGATCTTTACTTGAACGATATTTGTCCTCAATTAAATACCCAAGTAATCTCTCAAAATCTTCAGCTGTCTTAAGTGAAGAATTAACTATCATTTTTGCAATCATTGTTAAAAGTTTATTTTTCATAATATATCTCAATTAATTAATACAGTATCAATAATACAGAATTACATTTATTTTGTCAAGTTTATACGCAAAAAAAAACCCTTGAAAATCAAGGGTTTATATATTTTTTTCTCCTTTAAAATCAAAGACTTATCTTTTCTTTTTTTCTAACTCATTTCTAATCCATTGTAAACCTCTTTGATTTTGCACTTTTTTATTTGCAAGGGATTTAACTCTTTTAAATACTTGAAACATCATATCTTCATCAACATCATTATTATCTACTATGATGAAGTTACCTTTAAAAAAGTTACTAAACTTACCAATGTTTCTCTGTACCTCATTCCAAGATTTCACTGCTATGGATTCTGGAACAGATCTATCTCTTTTTTTATTTCTTTGTAGTGCAACATCAAGTGATGTATTTACAAATATCATGTGAGTATCATACCCTAAACTTTCTAGCTCACGAGCCTGATATGCAATTTTGTCAAAGTCCTTACCAGTTCCATCAATGATAAGTCCTAAACGCCCAATCAAATAATTCTTTTGTTGTAATTTAGTTAACTCTTTTGCTCTTGCACGAACAACATCTCTTGGTTGTTGCTCTTCTGGTGGCATCTTTGCACTTAACCCAGCTTGCTTGAGAAGTCTCTCAAAATGTATATCTGAGTTTATTATCCTCATTCCTAATCCACCAGTTGCTTGCCTTACAACATATGATTTACCACTACCTGGCCCACCAGCTAGAAAAAATGCTTTAAGAATATTGGGATCGTAAACTCCTTCTTGAATCTGTGTAAATGTTTTCATACGAATTTTCTATAAGTTTTTCATGTTTAACTTTCGTTGGGTCAATTCTCCTTTGTCCTAAAAAATTCATTTTCTTCAATTTTTGTTTCGTTTTATTAGTCATAAATTACCTTTCTTTTAAGAATTGTTTACATGATATATTTCTTATAGTTTTTCTCCTTTCTCTTACATTGCGCCATAATCGTCACCACCATCTAATTCAGTTGTGAATCCACTACTCTTTACTGGTTGCTCCAAATCACCATCTGGTAATGGTATTCTAAATGAATCTTTTGTTATCTCCATTGCAACTTCATGTTTAACCTCTGGTGCCCGATAAAATGTGTGCCTTAGTTTTTTAATTAAAAATTTACCTGATATGAAATCATTTTCAGCACCCTTGCCATGGTCGTTTCCAACTGTTGGTACAGAAAAATTAATCATATCTCCTACTTTCATTTCGGTGTGTCCAGCTACCTTTATTCTATAACTTACAGTTCCTATCATTTCTGCAAACTTTGCTCTCCTATGTAACAAATTTTTGCCTGTTGTTAAATTACTTGATATACCCTCTGTGTTTTCCTCTGAATCACTTGTATTTCTTGAAAAAAATTTATTAATTGTATCTCCTGACCTAGAGTTCAAGTATATTTTTGAATTTCTAAAATCACCAACTGTCCTACCTTGATAATCTATTTGTGTATCTGAATATATAGGATTTTCTTCTACTCTAGGATAGTTATCAAAATAACCAAAACTATACCTATCATATGTTTTTTTATATATATCGTGAGTTGTTAGAGTTGACCCTAGCATACCAGATACTATATTTTGTAACATGTCAACATTACCAACTCTTTCAAATGATATAACTCTTTTAAAATCTTCCATTTCTTGTTCTTTTCTATCAATTGTTCCAACATCTCCTCCATGATAATCACCTTGAGTTTCTTGTGAAAACAAATTAGATATTGATTTAAAATGAAATCCTTTTGTATTTTCATAGAATAAGAAATAATTTAAACCATCAGTTATATCATTAGTCGCTTCAGTTTCACTTGTAACCATATCTACTAAATCAAAAGGGTGAATGTTTGGTGAGATTATTCTCATATTCCCTTTTGATTTTTCTAAAAATAAATTTTTTCTACTGTCAAGATATAGATTGTTTCGCAATACATCTTTAATAATATCATTCATAGATGTAACATAACTTTTACTTACTCTCATTCTTTGATTTGTTAAAGCCTCTGGTGATATTAAGCTTAACTCAACTAACTGTGATCCTCTTGATGCGTCAATAACTTGTCCAACCCTATAAACTGATAATACATTTTCTGTGTAATCTATTGCATCTGTATTGGAAACGCCTGGAGTTTTTATTTTTAATCTTAAATATTCTTGCCCAGTAAGTGGTAAATTTACTAACAAATTATTTGTATCAACAATTGTTAAACTTCCAGACAGAGTGTGAGTAAATATACTTTCAAATAAGTCTATTTGCACATAATTATTAACTAAATCAATATTACCATTGAGTGTTATTAATTCTAATGTTTCAAGTTTATATTCACCAGAATACTGGATTTGATTATCTGTGGCCATTTATATAATTGATTCTTTCATTAACTCTTTAAATTCTGTAACAAAATCATCAGTAAATCTTGGGTCTAACAATCTAATTTTTCTTTTTTCATCTTGCTCATTTACCTCATACTCATAGTTTGTTATTGCAGTTGCAGTTGGATAGTCTGTGTTGTCTGCTCCAATATCTATTTTAACAGATGTATCACCAGATGATTGTTCAATTTCATAATGATGTATTGCAGATGGGTTTGAGTATTTTTCGTTTACATAATCAAGAAACTGATTTCCAGACATTGGCCACTCATGGTATCTGTCCACGATATTATTAACTAACATTATTATCCAATGTAACTGTGAGTCACCATATAATTTATCTGCAATTATTTCTGGTGTTTCACCCTCTTTTACATCATATGTATCAAAAAATAGTGTATTAGTTTTTACTTTAGACCTAATTGCAACTCGTCTAAGTAAATTAGTTACATCTTTTTTCTTATAAGTGATTACTGGAAAGTTTTCAAAATACATCAGCTATCCTTAATTCGTTGAGTTGGTTGGGCCAAATGACATTGGCTCATTTTCTTCTAATACTTTTTCTCTAGTGATGAGTTCTAGTTCAGAAAAATCTAATTGTATCTGTGTTTCTACAGGCGGTGGATTACCAGATGAATCTGGGTCAAAAGTTCTAAATCTTTCTCCACCATAAGATACACTCATGTTTGTTAATACACATTCTGATATTGGGTCAAGATATTGGTTTTGACTTCCCAAATACATGTAATGAATATTAAAAGTATTTGGAACTACCATTCTTCTACCTTGTCTATCACCACCAACAAATTCTGGTAACATATTTACTTTAAATGCTTGACATATTTGTTTAATCTCTTGAGCTTCTCTTTCATTTCTGGGCATCATTTTAAACACATATTGAAACTTTCTTTTTGCGATACCTTTAAATGCAAGTTCTAGTCTATCAGAAATTATTTGTCCTTGTCCTATTTCATATGCAGCTCTAGCGCCTGGTGCAGCTACATCTGCCATTTTTAATAACGAAGATACGCCAAGGTCTACTGCACCTTTTTTAAACTGGTCACCAATACTAACATTATCACCTCTCATAATTGAGTCAAATACATTCACTCCAGTCTGAGTTAAAATACCAACTTCAGTATCAGTATAATTTGCAGCATAAGATACTTGCACTTGAGGTGGCATATACAACTGTATCGCAGTATCTAAACGAGTGGTGGGTGCTCTTTGAATTGATAGAGTATTTTTTCCTTTTTGATTTGTTTGCTGTCTTGCTTTTTCTGCTACCACCTCGTCTTGAGTTTTTTGTTGAGTTATATCATCTTTCTTTTTTGTATTCTTTACAAGTCCACCACTTCTTTGAACATTAACTGATTCTGTTAAACTAATTTGTTTTGTGTCAGACTCTCTCACTTCTTCATGCACATTCATCTGAGCCTTTGCACGCTGTCCATTTTTTGAACCATCTTGTGGAGTTCCATATTTTAATTTTGCTGGTTTAACCTCATTGATAAAGAACATCATGTAATGTCCATGATTACCCACGCCTGGATCTTCACCTATGTCTAGTGGAAAACTTAAACTTTTTGTTGCATATTTTGTTCTTGTTGTTGATTCTACTGGTGATGTGGGAGATGGTTGCCTACTCTTAATGATTTGTCCAATACCACCAGCTACCTTTCTAAGTATGGTTGTACCTACTTGAGTAGCAGCACCTCTTGCGAAATCTATGGCCATATAAATATTCCTGTAACTATTTTATTATTATTTATACACTATGGCATATAAAGGTATCTATAAACCACTAAACCCTAAAAAATATAAAGGTAATCCATCTCAAGTGATATATCGCTCATTGTGGGAGAGAAAACTCATGGTTTACTGTGATAATAATAGTGCAGTATTAGAATGGGGAAGTGAAGAAATTATTATACCATATAAGTCGCCGTGGGATGGTAAAATACATCGTTATTTTCCAGACTTCTATATGAAAGTTAAGCAATCTAGTGGCAATATTAAAAAGTTTATTATTGAAGTTAAGCCTAAATATCAATGCAAGCCACCAGTAAAAAATCCAAAAAGAAAAACTAAAAAATGGTTTAAAGAGGTAGAAACTTGGGGAATCAACTCTGCAAAATGGAAATCTGCAACAGAATATTGTAAAGATCAAAACATGGAGTTTAAAATACTTACTGAAGACCATTTAAATCCACAATATAAATAATACATGGCTCAAAGTAAATATATACAAACTTTAAAAAAACAAGTAGGTGGAAGAAATTTATCTACTGAGTGGTATCGCCAAAAGATAAGAGAATTTGGTATTCCAACATCTGCACAATTAGTCAGAGAGGGTAGAAGAAAATCCACTCCATTCATAGGTAAATTAAATATGTTTATCTATGATCCAAAGTTAAAACAAAAACTCCCATATTATGATATATTTCCTTTAGTGTTACCATTGGAGTTTTATGCAGAGGGATTTTTAGGAATAAATTTTCACTACTTACCAATTCCTTTAAGAGTGAGATTGTTAGATAGGCTTGTATCAGACTATAGTAATAATGATAAATTAGATGAAAGCACTAGATTGAGAGTAACTTATAATAGTGTTAAAAGAATAAAATTAGTTCAACCAACTTTACATAAATACTTAAAGGGATATACAAAGTCACAATTTCGTAGAATAGATGCAGACGAATTTGTGATTGCAACCATGTTACCAGTACAACAATTTAAAAAGGCTTCATCAAGAAAAGTTTGGTCAGATAGTAGAGGAATGATTTAAATGGCAAAGTTTGATTTAGGTAGTGCATTAGAGGGAACTGCATACGGAGTATTAAATGAGTTACTCGCAGAGTTTCGTGATGATGATGGTTACGCAACGCAATCTCGTTATGAGGTGGTTTTACACGCACCTACTGGAGAAAGAGGTAATCAAAACTTAATGAACATATTTTCTAAAGTTATGCAAGAGAATACCAAGCAAGGTGTTGCAAGAAGAAGTGGATTAAGATGTAGTCAAATATCTATTCCTGGCAGAACTATGGAAACTGTACCAGATACAAATATTTATGGGCCACCTAGACAAATCGCACAAGGTGTCACATATGCAGACTTGTCTGCAACATTTCAATGCTCAAGTGATTTAAGAGAAAGAAAATTCTTTGAAACATGGCAAAGACTCGCATACAATCCACAAACTTGGGCTATGCAGTATTATGATTCCTACACTGGCTCATTAGACATATATCAATTAGATAACAATGATAGAAGAAGATATGGTGTCAGACTTATAGAGTGTTATCCAAAAGCAATTGGAGAGCAAGCACTAGACTATGGAGCTTCAAGTACACTACAAACAGTTCAAGTATCGTTTGCATATAGATACTATCAATCACTTGCAGACGAAGCAGACTTACCTAAACCACTCGGTGATAGAATTAGAGATGTGATAGGTGATTCAGTTGAAAGACAAATATTATCAAAAATACCAAAAGTATTATCTAAATTATAATTAAAGGATGAAAAATTATGGCTTTACCTAAATTAGAAACACCAACCTATGAATTGCAGTTACCATCAACAGGCGAAAAAATAAAATACAGACCATTTTTAGTTAAAGAGCAAAAATTATTAATGGTTGCACAAGAATCAAATGACCAAACACAAGTAGTTAATACTGTATCAAATTTAGTTAACTCTTGTACTTTTAATAAAGTAAATGCAACAACATCTCCAGTATTTGATGTTGAATATTTGTTTTTACAAATTAGAGGAAAGTCAGTAGGTGAAACTGTTGAAGTTAATATAACTTGCCCAGACGATGAAAAGACAAGAGTTCCAGTAAAATTAAATTTATCTGATATTTTCGTACAAGTTACAGATGAGCATACAAATGTCATTGAGTTAACAGACTCAATTAAAATACATCTAAGATATCCATTACTTAATGATTTGGGTGGAGTTGAAAAAATGTCAGAAACAGAAACAGTTTTTAAACTGTTAAATACTTGTATTGATGAAATACATAGTGGTGATACTGTATATCATAGAGCAGACATGAGTGACAAAGAACTAACAGAATTTATTGACCAGTTAACAACCAGTCAGTTTGAAAAAGTTATGGTTTTCTTTAACACGATGCCCAAGTTAAGACACCCAATAACAGTAACTAATCCGAAAACAAAGAAAAAAAGTGAGGTTATATTGGAGGGCCTCCAGAGTTTTTTAGAATAGCGCTCTCCCATGATAGTTTGTTTAATTACTATAAAACAAATTTTGCACTAATGCAACATCATAAATATAGTTTGACAGAGTTAGAGAATATGATGCCTTGGGAGAGGGAAATATATGTGGGATTACTCGCAGAACATATAAGGGAAGAAAATGAAAGAATTGAAAAAGAAAGAGCAAAGTCAAGAAGTTAATCGTTACCAAAAATGGATAGATATGGCTCGTGCAGTTGACCAGTGGAGAATCTTTCCACGAATATTCATAACAACTTATATCTATCTACTCTATGCAGTCGTTATGTGGTATATGGAATTAAGTAACCCAACAATAGAGCAAAGTGGTTTAGTCAGTATTGTGGTAGGTGCTGGAGCTGCATGGTTTGGACTTTACACAGGGTCAAGTAAAAAATAATGGCAACTCTTGACGAAGTTATAGCACAACTACAAAAGAACAATAGAAGTGAGGCTGGTAGAGATAGTCGTCACACTATGGCACTTAACGCAATTGCAAAAGCGTTAGATAGTCAAACAACAAAAACAAGTAAGAGCGATAAAGAAGCTAAAGATTCAAAAAAGAAAACAGACAGAGATGATAAGAAAAGTCGTTTTCGTCAAATTTTAGATTTTGGTAAAAATTTTAAATTACAAACTAATATTGCCAAAGGTATAACTGGACTTGGTGGTGAACTTAAAGGATTAGGTAAAAGTTTAGGTGGAGGATTAGCAAGTCTTGGTGGACTCGCAAAAAAAGGTGCTGGTGGACTTTTAAGTTTTATCTCAAAAGCTGCACTGTTTATTTTTCTTCCAGCAATTATTGGATTTCTTCAAAGTCCACTTTTTGGTCAAATGATAGATTACATAACAGGCACATTAGTTCCAGCAGTATTTAATTTATATAATAACATAATACTTCCACTAGGTAAAGCACTTTTTGAATTAGGCCCAGGCCCTCTTGGACTTTTAGCATTAGGAACTTTTCTAACTGTTAAACTATTACCTATAGTTTTTGGACTCCTCCCAACTGTTCTTAAATTAGGAACAGCAATTGCACAGATAGGATTTGGACTTACAAAAGTTGCACTACAAATAGGTATCACACTCGCAAAGTATGGACTTAAAGCAGGCGGTAAACTTTTACTTGGACTTGGTAAAGGAATCGTTGCACTAGGTGGTGCATTTGTTTCCATAGGTAAAGGAGTTTTTAAAGCAAGTGGTGCAATCTTAAAATCAATACCAATGTTATTTGATTTTAAAAAATTGAAAGCTGCTTTCACAGCAGTGAATACACGCATAGGAAAAACAGCAATAGGATTAAAAGATTCTGCTAAAGGTGGAGCAGCAAAATCAGTAGGTGCGTTGGGTAAGTTTTTTGGAAAGGCAGGGCCCATCTTTAAATTTGCATCTAAGTTTGGCCCAATAGGCTTAGCAGTTGGTGCAGTTATAGCTGCATTGACTGGTGTATATGTATTCTTGACAGAAACCGAAATAGGAGAAAAGATTTTAGGTGGTATTAAAAATATGTTCAATAGTGTGATTGAGTTTATTGGGGGGATTTATACAAATAACATAAAACCAATGATTGATGAAGCACTAGACTTTGGTGCGAGTATAATATCTGGAATATTTGATCCTGTATTAAATTTTATATCAGGTATCTACGACAGATTCATAAAACCAAAACTAGAAACTGCGATTGATTTCTTTAAACCAGTTCTTGATTTTTTTAAGCCTTTTATAAACGCTATAAAAGAAAAACTTGCACCAATAGGTAATTTTATAAGTGCGATGCTTAGTGCAGTAGTAGCAGCTGTAAAAGCAGCTGCACCTTTTGGTGAAAGTCCACTTGAAGCATTTAATAGAGTATTCTCTGAAAAAATGAAAGGTGGTAGTGTTTCAACCACACCAACAACTGCACAAACTAATTCTGCACAAAGAACTGAGATGATTGATGCATCACCACAAGTAAAAGAAAATACGAGTGGACAAACAGTAGTTATGGATAATAGTGCAAGAACTGTTAATAATGCAACAACAGTTCAGCAAGCAAGTCATTTGATAGTAAATCCAGATCCACTCTTAAGACAACTTACTACAAGCTCCATATAAAAAAATCCCCCACTATGAGCTCTGTGGGGGATAACACATTAAACTATTTAAACCTAGCTAGCTTCAGCAATAGTAGGAAGTGTCAGACCTTTCTTTATGAGTTTGCAAGTTTTTCAAAATAACCCATTGTATCATCGTCATCTTTATCTTGTTTAGACTCAATTGGTTTGGTATCAACTTTTGGCTCTGCAAAAGGAACATCATCATTAATGTCCTCTGTTACATTTCCAACTGATACTGTTCCAGAAAGAACTGCATCTAAACGAGTTTTAAGTTCCTCGTATGACTTGAAGTTTGTTTGTGCAGTAAACTCTTTAAGTGAATATTGATTTTTCCAAATCTTATTCAAATCTTCATCAGATTCTTTTAGTTTAGATGGTGCATCAAAACTAGATTTGTCATAGTTCCAATATCCATCAACTTTACGAATCTTCAATTTAAAGTTTGCACCTTCCCAAAAATCAAAAGGATTAATTGGTTTTTCATCTTCAAATGCTGGTGACATAGCTTCATTAATCTTATCCCAGATTTTCTTTCCATACTTGAATAGAAAAACTTTACCTTCGTTTTCTGGGTGCTTTGGGTCACTCACAACATAGATGTTAGAAAAGTATTGCAACTTTCTCTTTTGTTTTCTTGCGATTTCTTTATCAGACTCTAAACCTGAGTTCCACAATTTAGTATTGTGTTCTGACACAGGGTCTTTTTGTCCAATAGTAGTAAGAGAGTTTTCAATATACCATTGTCCAGTTGGGCCTTGAAATGCGTGATTCCAAACTTTTGCCCAAGGCATATCTTCACCTTGAACTTCTGGTAAGAAACGAATAACTGCGTAACCATTACCAGATGAATCCAATACTGGCTTCCAAAGTCTTTCGTCTACATATGATTTTTTCTCTTGAGGTGCAGAATCTTCTTTTACTGCATTGAGAAGTTTGTCAAGCGAATTGCTCTTCTTAAGTGCGTCTAACGACATAGTAATCTCCTTATGTTATCGTATGTTTAAATGTATCGTATGTTATATATTTTAAATTAAAATTAGTGAGAGATTCAACTGAGTGTTGAGGTTCAACCCAAAAAAACTCAGTATCTCCAAACTCCCTAAAAGTAGTACACAACTGTTGTTTCCATTCAGGGTGTTCTACTTGTTTAGGATAGTTTTTTGTTCCCTCATATATATTATTTATACTCAAATCAAATCCAAGTAAAAATAATTCTTTAGCTCCTTGCTGACACGCAAGATGAATTGCAGTCGCACCAGAGCACCACTCTCTAGGATAATCAATGTTAGATACTTTATCTACATCATCTATCCATGTAGTATATAAATCATCATTTGGTTTTCCGTTTATTACACAACCATTTTCAGTAGGTTCATTTTCATAAAAGTTTTTGAATTTTAAATTAAATGTACTACCCATAATGGTAAATTCTCTTGGTAGTATGTTCCAATCTAAAAACCAGCAATTGTTTTCTTTTGCATATCCTGATGTATAGATTTCATGCTGAGCGCCATAGTCTACAGAAACAAGGTTATCCACTTTCATATCACGATAAATCGCATTACAACCCCATGTAATAACATTATCAAAAATAGTATCATCATACTTTAAACGAGATTTCCCATTTCCATAGACTATAACTTTACTCATCTCTTAACGCTCTCCAACTTATTGGAAATAATTTTTCTGCTTTTGTATCAATTAAATCACACACTTGTCTTGACTCTAATTGTGCATCAGGCTTACATCTTAAATTACAAACTCTTGCAAACGCATATAGACTCCCACTCCAATACCATTCAGTCATCATTGATTGTGGTAATATCATTCTAGCTTGCTCTGGTGCAATACCAGATTGTAGCATTAAATTATAATTTCTTAATGCATCTGATTCAATTTCCTCTTTAAGTGAAGATGTTGAAACTGAATACAATGCATTTTTTTTAATTTTATCAACTGTTTTATTTTCATCAGAGCCTTGTTTTTTATTCTCTGCTTTTCCTCTCCAAGAATCAACTTTAAAAAACTCTGGTTCAGTATCTACATATCTACGACTTACTTCATTCCATACTAAACCTACTTGATGTTTTACTAACTGTCGTGCAACAAATACTGGTGCTTTAATGTGAAACTGTAAAGATGCATGCCCAAATGGACTCCAATGATTATGCCTTGCAAGATAATTAATTAGTCCAACATCTTTTGCATCAAATTGTTCTTTTCTTTTACCAAAAGACACACGAGCTGCGTTTGCAATAGTCAAATCACTGCCCATGTGGTCTAATAGTTCTACTGTGCTACTGCTTAGCTGCATTTCTATTACTATTGTAGTATCGTTGTGGACGATACCCCTTTGGCCAAGCTGGTTGGCGAGATGCAAGTTTTTTACACCTCTCTAAAAGTTCAGAATTGCTTTTTTGCAACTCTGCAAGGTCATATTGAAGCTGTTTTACTTTAGCTTCAAGTTTGTCTGATTTGTTTTCAAACCAGTCTTTGTCTTTTTGCAACTGTTCATAAGTTGACATCTTTACTCCTTTTTATTGATTTAAATAAGTCTATTCTACATTGTTTTTTGTCTATTGTCAAGAACTTTTTGTAATTATTCATTAAATAATTTATATTTGGCCAAACCACATCATCTTTTAAAGATATATTCCAATTTGAAGTATAATTTGTAATCTCGTCTAAAATAATCATGGTTTCAATTGATATTCTTTTTCCTAGATATTCTCTTAATAATTTTGGGTGTCCACTCTTTGGAACTACAAATATAATTTTCCCATCTTCAAAGTTTTTTAATAATAATGAAATGTCTTTTTTAAACAGTTCAATTAAATTAGTGTTTTTCCATTGAATATAATTTTCATCAGTAAAATTACCAACCCACCCTTTATTTTCTTTAACAAAATTAGATACAAGATAATCTTTTATTTCATCTTTAGTTTTATATTTGCGTGATAATTTTACGAAAAAAGACCTGTCTTTTCTTTTCCAAAAAGAATCCCTAGATACTTTTGACTTACCCTCATACTTAATAAAATCATAATCACTTTTACCAAAGTGAGCTTTCATTGCACAATACATTAGATAGATATCAATAGGCTCCATTAAACTGGAAGTTTTGCTCGTTTAGGAAAATAATTTAAATCTCTTGCGTTTGCTTCTATTTTGTCTTTGAGACCTTTTGATACAAGTCTTGCAACAGACTCAGGTTCAAGTTGATGTTCTTTGCAGTATTCTAAAACTGCTTCCATGTGTGTGATTTTTTTCTCTCTTGCAATTGTTTCCACTTCAAGAGAAAAAGATTTTGAAGTTAACATAACGACCCTCATAATAAAAAAAAATGATGGTTGTTCCAAGTACAACCACCAAAACTTAATACGATTCTATTTGCGATTAAAAACCCAAAATAGAACACCAACTGCAACTAAACCAACTAACCCTTGGCTACCCAAAGCGTTAACTAATTGAATTACATTGGCAACTACATCACCACCTACAAATGGCACAGCCTCACCAAATAAGACTTGTAGTACGACTGCTAGTGCAACCACTACAAGACCTAAATCTAAAATGGACATAAGCCATTTCTTCGCAGTTTCAAGATAGTTCATATTGCCTCCTTTTTTTTGATGTTAATTGTTTTTTCAGAGTACAACTAACAAAACTCTAATAGTCTAACACACTTAATGATAGTATGTCAAGACAATTTCAATAATTGGAAACTTGTTTCATAACATAGGTATTACCAGCTATATCAATACCAACTGTATTTGCGTCATGTATTAACACTGCAATAAAAAATAGAATGATTGCTAGAATCCACCTAGTTATTGTTTTTGTACTTTTTTTCATTAGGCTGCAAAAGATGAGCCACAGCCACAAGTTGCAGATGCGTTTGGATTATTGAATGTAAATGATTCACCCATAAGTGTTTTTGTGTAATCAATTGTTGCACCCTCAATGTAAGGAAAACTCATTGGGTCTACAACTAAAAACGCATCATTCATATTATTTAATGGTATCTTGTAATCATCATCTTCTTCAAGTGAAAAATCAAAACCATAATTAAGTCCAGCACAACCACCACCCACTACAAATAATCTAATCTGATTATTATAGTCAACAGATTTACCATCATCAAATAACATAAATTGCAATTTTTGTTTAGCTGCATCTGTTAGTTTTACTCTTTCGTCTGTCATTGTAGAATATCCTTGTTTTTCCATGCTTCCACAGATTCTTTTAATAATGGTATATATGAGTTTTTATCTTTAATAAACTCTTGCACAACTCCATCTTCTGTAACAACTAATATTACAATTTGATTTATTTCTGTGTTTGTTCTCTCACGATACATCTCTGCATATGCAGAGGCTTGTATGTAATAATTTTCATTCCACTCATCTTTTCTTTCTTTAGATGAAGTTTTGAAGTCAATGACTGATAACTTTCCTTTATATTCTGCGATACAATCAACTCTACCAGCTATTTCATATTCATCAGAATATAATGCACACTCCTGTGCGTGAATATTATTTATATTATTTAAACCCTTATCTCTTAACTGTTTAAACAATACATAATGTAGAAAAATCCATTCATCTTTGTAAATTTCTTTATTATTTAGATAATCCTCACACATAGAGTGAACATGAGTTCCCCTAATTGCAGATTTGGAACTAATGTAAGTTGCAACTTCATTGCCTACTCTCTTTCTCCACTCCATCAATCCCTTTTTGTTCTTAACTGAAAGAACAGTGGTGATTGATGGATATTCTTTTCCATGTGGAGTTACATAGTATCTTTTTTTGTTTATTGTTTTTGTTTTTAAGTCAGTCAGATTCACATTCAAATGATAAAACATAATATTAATTTCTAATTAAAAACCTCCGTTGATTGTAGTCATAAGTTCAAAGTGAGGTGCGTCTATGAAAGGGCGTTTATTTTGTGATCTACGAATATCAACATATGATGTCATAGCTTCTTCCATCGTGCCTGAAAACATACGGATATCTGATACAGTCCAAGCTGCACCCCATCTCAGCGGCACTTCTTCCTCTACTGCAGCTTGTTTCATTGCATCTGCAATATCATCATATACATTAACTTCCCAACAAGCTCTACCATTTAGATAAGCCATTAAGTCTACTGCACGACCCTCTAAATGTTTTGAGTTCATAGTTTTTGATAAACCCTTTGCAACTAATTCTTTTTGCTCCTCTATACTTCTGAGTCCTTGTATAACTCCAAAGTCTATTTTTGTGTATTGTATCGCTTTCTTAACAATGTTAGATAATTTTTCATCTACTCCGTCAAGTCTACCTAGTGACCTACTTGAAAGTTTAAAAGCCATTATTCTACTCCTATTCCTAATTTAGTTTTCTGAATGAGATAATCTCTAACGAAACCAGAGCGAACTATATCCCCAATATCAAACTCAACACAGTTAAACTGTTTCATTTCTTCTAGTATTCTTAAAAAGTCATGCAATCCATTTCTCTCATTCATTTTAGTCAAGTCAGTCTGCATGAAATCTCCACAGAAAATAATTTTAGAATCTTGACCTACTCTTGTTACAATTGTGTCTAGCTCATGAAAATTTAAATTTTGACATTCGTCTACTATTATGATTGAGTTATCAAAAGTTAAACCTCTAAGGAAAGATGTTGAAAGAAAATAAAAACTTCCTTGAGCCTTTAATCTGTCGTATAGCATATTGAACGCTTGTTCATTTGGTTGCTTGAACATAAACTGTACCATATTAGAATATGGCACTTGATACAATGCAGCTTTATCTTCTTCATCGCCTGGTAAAAAACCTATCTCTCTTGTAGGTATTAAAGAGCGAACCATTACCACTCTTTCATATGGTGTTTCATTTTTTAACACATCTTGAAAAGCAAGATACATTGAAACAAAAGTTTTACCAGTTCCAGCACAGCCAAATAAAAATTGATTTAAACCTTTTTTATATGATTCAAAAACTAATTTTTGATTATCTGTAATTGGTTTAATCTCAACTAAATCTGAGTTACTAATTTCTTTTTTCTTTGACATATTTAATTTATTCCAAGTTAAAGGTGGGGGGAAATCCCCCCTATATAAGTTCTTTAAAATTTAAGAATTAATCTTGTTATTATATTGAAACTTATACAGTTATATTTATGTAGTTTTGTATGTTCGTGTAAGTTTACTAACATCTTGTCCACCATCTTTGCGTACCATTCCATGCTTTTTACCTATACTTTCCACCTTTTTCTGTGCATTTGTGCGATTATCACCGAATCTATCAGCAAGTGGACTATTAGGGTGAGCTTGTGAAATACGACTAAAAACTTCTTTCATACCGCCGTCCATTCTTTTTACCACATGGTCACCTACTATCGCTGGTGCAGATATGATACTCTCAACATGAGGATTGTCATTTAGATAAGTTTCTTTTTCTGATATTTTCATCAACTTATCATAAGTTTCATCTGTTTCTTTATTGTAAAATGTATATACTGGCATACTTTATCCTATCTCTATAAATTCTTTATTTGCTACTTTGCCAAGTTTACCTACTGCAAAATAATTAGTTCCTATGATGAGTCTTTGCTCATCACTTTTATTTGGTAATGACTCATGGTCAACCCAGCCAGGAAACATAACTATATCTCCAGTTTTTACTTTTATGTCTGTTGCGTGAGAATTAAAAACATTAGGTTCTTTTTTTTCATAAGCAAAATAAAAACCCTCTTGTAATCTACTCCTTTGCATTTTTAATCGCAACTCGCCACCATTATCAGGATTTGCAGCTGCATAGTAAACACAGCTTAAAATCGTATTTGGGTGTGCGTGTAAATGGTGTGTTGAATCTTTACCATTTATTGCACTCCAACTTTGAGTTAAGTAAAAACAATTTTCAATTTGTAATATTTTTTCTACATAATGATTAAATCTTGAAAGTATAAAAATTTTAACTCTGTGTAATTTTTCATCTTCTAATACTTTGTCAGTTTTAGAAATTTTAACACCATTCTTACCACTTTGTTTAGTAATGTGATAATCTTGATTTAAAACAGTATCTAGTTCGTCTTTGGTTAAAATAAAATTAGTTTCTTCTTTGTACACTGGAAGTGCATGAACTGGCATTACATCTTGTTTTAATATTTTAACTTCTTCCATAAAATTTTCACCTCATCTCATATCTATATTACTTGTTATATTTATTCTCTGTCTATTTGAATTATTAACTTCAACCTCATGTGGCACCCATGCAGGCCATAGAATTAAATCTCCATCTTCAGGCTCGTATCCAAATTTACGCACAAATGGTGAAGTTACACTACATTGCCCTAATAAATTTGATTCATTGTGAAACCAAATTTTTCCAGTATCAGTTCCTTGTAAGTAATATACTGATGCAAACATATGTTCTTTATGTGCGTGTATTGTATTTTTAGAGCCTGGCTCATTGATATTTACCCAAGAATTGTAATACATTGTAAATTTTGTTTTTTGCAATTGCTCACTATATTTTTCATCTAATGGTGTATAGTGGCTCATAGCTTTTTCTGTTAATTTTAGTTGTGATTCATTTAACCAATTAATAGAATTGTTGAGAACATTAAAGTTAAATCTAAAACAACCCTCATTAGAAAATGGGTCATTTTTAACTTTATCATCTTGAGATATTGAAATTAAGAAATCTTTTAGTTGTTTTCTTTCTTCTAAAGTTCCTATGTTTTTTTCAATAAATAAATCTGCATTAAATAATTTTACCATATACCCTATAAGAAGTCATACCAATATTTTCGTGGATTTTATCAATTATACCTTTTCTACCTTCTGGTGCAATACCCAAAATGATAAGTCCATTTTTACCATCTTTTTTATATTTTATATCCATACCATCTAACATCTTCATTGTTTTTGCTCTATGATTGGGATTAGATGATATACCAAACATTTCTTCAACTTTACCTTTAAACATTTTTAATTTGTTCCATTTTCAAAGTTCTTATCATTTTTTTTAATTTCTTGTTTTCTTCAATTAGTTTATTAATTCCTTGCACCAACTTATCAGTTCTTTTTAACGAATCATAATAAGTTTTTGTTAACTCTGCATTATCTTTTTTGTAACCCATAATATGTTTTTCTAATTCTTCAATTTTGTTTACTGTCATAAAACCACCTCGGCTTCTCTCTTTTTTTCCATACTGCAAATCTTGATTTCTCTTTTATATAGTAGTTGTGATATGCTTGTATTGGATTGCCATCTACTTTACAATAGTCTGGCATAGCTTGTGGTGGCTCCGTAAAACCAATATCTGAAATATTGTTTGGAAGTGCCCATAATGCATTTCTAAGTTTAGTATCTGTTTCATGTATTTTATTGTATCTAAAAGTATACTCATCACATAATGCACAAAATAAATTATAAAGGTATTGATAATTTTGTTTTGATATTCTTGTCCAAACTGTGCATGGGTGATTAAAATGAACAGCTTTGTAATAAGTCATCTCTGCCTCTAAATCATCACAACCCTCATATAAATCCCAATGCGTCACCATTGTTTTACCAGACTTACTTGGTTTTTTAACTGCAACACCATCTAACATTCTGTGTGCAGTTGATAACATTTGTGCGTATTCAATTATCATTTTGACAACATGCTTGTCGCAATGCATCTTCGCACACACCTCTGGATTTTCATGTAGATAAAATATGTTCATTATTTCTCCAAGTTTTTTTCATTGTAATATAAATTGAATCTTTTGTCAAGACAATTATTCAGTTTCCCACCTATAAAAAATATGGTCACCAATACTTACTGTTCTTGTCTTTGATTTTCTCCAAGCTGGTTTCACATAGTGTGCGTGGTAATGAGTTGCACCATCTGTAATATCATTTATTTCAAAATCAGATGTAAGTGCGATTTCAGAAAATTCATATATTTCTTGAAATAAATCTTTATGCACTATATCGTCTGGCTTGTTATCACAAAACCAACTAAATTGACATTTGTTCAAAATTGGAACATACTGTCTTTTACCTTGTGGTAAATCCTTACCTTTTGTTTTAGATGATTCAGTCATATACGCTTGATAGACAACTTCACAAATTGTATTAGGAAATCTACTGTCATTTTTTCTGTTTATAGTGACATTAGTTACACCTAACCAACCAGCTGTTCCCTGATTTCTAGCTTCAAAATAAATATTTTCTGCAAGACAAAATACCTCATTAATTTCATCTTGAGATAACTCTCTTTTTTTCTGTGCCTCTATTACTTCTTTTTCTTTGTCTACTTTAAAACTAATTAATAAACCAATAAAGGATAGTATTAAAATTACATTTACTAATCCTAATATTACAAATGTTTTATTTTTCATTTCTATATTCCTTGTATTGTTTTAATAAATCTACTTCCATTAATAATGCTTGTTTTTCCCAAGGCACATCATGGTATGGTGTATCTGTATAGTCATTACCTTTCCAAAACTCTTTATTATACTTTTGAGTTAATTGTTTTGTTGCGTATTGCCATACATGAACCATCTCATGTGCGATAGTTGAGATAAACATTTCTTCACTTAGTTTTTTATCTATTTCAAGGTCAAACTCTCTTGTGGTGATGCTGTAACAATAACCATCTGCTTCTTTTATATTTTTAAGAGTTACATCAATCTCAAGAGTTTTCATTTTGGGCATTAGTTTTTCAATACAAAAGAAAACGACATCTTCTGTTAAAAGACGCCGTCTTTTGTAACTACCCTCAACTGATACTAAATTCATATCATCTTAAGTAAAGTGGCCCTGTCCACTGAATTGGAAAACCACCCTCTAACACATTACCTCTTGCAGAATTTCTTGCTGGAGAGTTCCAACTTGCAGCCATTAACACATCACCTAACTTAAATTTTGGATCTGTGTCTGTGTTAACTACAAAAGAATTAACACCACCATCTGATATAACTTTGATGTATTTCTTACCAACTTTAATTTCGTATTGTTTATCGCCTGAAAAACTACTATTGTTATAGTCAGATTTCATAGCATCAATCATGTTATTAATACCCTCTAAAACTGTGTTACCTTTTTGTACTGCAATCATAATTTATTACCATATTTGTTAATCATATGTATATTTTATTACTATTTAACAAATATGTCAAGGGTTTTATTAAAAAAAGATTCCTTTAAAATCAGTCACTTACTGGACTTGTTGGAAAAGGCCATGCAGCTGGTGATGAATTTTTCTCCAACCATTCCAATACATTTTCTGGTTTAGTTTCCTCGTATGGGTCATCATCAAGTCCATTATTATTATAGCCTTTTTCTTCAAACCATGCGATAACATTACCATCTTCAATCACACAAGCGTATCTCCAAGACCTAAATCCAAATCCTAAATGTTTTTTATTACATAACATACCCATCTTTTCAGTAAAATCTCCATTACCATCAGGTATCATCTCTACATTTTTAATTTTTAATTCACTTTTCCATGCGTTCATAACAAAACTATCATTAACACTTATACAGTAAATATTGTCAACTCCATGTTTTTGAAATTCACTAAATTTTAAATCAAATCCTGGCAACTGAAAATTAGTGCAAGTAGGTGTAAATGCACCAGGCAAAGAAAATAAAACACTTTTTCCTTTTCCAAAGTAATCATCTGTTGTGTATTCTCCCCACTCATAAGAAACACCAACTTTACTTTTTACTCTAACTTTAAATTTTAAGTCTGGTAAATATTTTTCCATTATAATCTCCTATTCATCAACAGTACCAGTTGCAGAACGGCTAGCTGCCATGTACCTATCACCAATTAACATAAAGTTATTATCCCAATCAAATGCTTCTTGAACTACATTTGTAGATAATCCTTTGTAAACTTGGTGTAATTTTTTATCTTTTGCATTAACAAGTAACTCTGCCTCACTCTCATGTAAACCTTCTAACATTTGAATGAACATCTGTTCTTTTTTGAACTGTGGTGTTTCTCTATCACCACCCTCAATAAATCTAAAAATCTTTTTTACTTGCTGAGATAATATGGTATGTTCTGTTCCAGCTGGTGCATCATTTTTTGTATATGGAACATCTCCTTTTGGGAATACCCATTTAATTTTTGGGTCAAAGGATGACTTAATTATCATGCGAAGTCCGTCAGAATTGTATTGTTTTAGTATTCTAACTTTTTCTTTTTTTGTTTTTGCCTTGTGAACTAACTCAAGGATTTCTGAATATAATAGTGTTGAGCCTGCCATTTTAAAAATCTCCAATGTTTTCAGTTAATGTTTTTAATTTGTTTGTTGTAAGATAATTTAACAATTTACTCCTGTCACCACAAGATGAAGTTTCTATTGCGTTAATGATATCTGATTCAATGTTGTTAGGAATATTTTTAAGGTCTATTAGCTTTAAGTTTCTTTGATAGTTTCTTTTCACTTCATCATTCCAATCATCAATATTTTCATTTATCATTTTATCTATTCTTTTTTTACCTAATGGTTTTTGCCTTAACCCATCAGTAAAAGTATGGTCTGGTGATAACACATTTGGAACACCATCACCAGAATCACCTTTCAATATGTGTTCTTTTATATAGGTGTTTGGATCATGTCCATTTACTTCTTTTTTAGTTACTGGACTCCATTGCTTTACATTTTCTTTATGTAACTGTATAAAATCTTTATCACTTGATATAATCATAACATCTTTAGTGTAGCAACTTTGTGTAATAACTGCAATAATATCATCAGCCTCTGCACCATAAACTTCAACAGATTTGTATGGTAAATTTTCTTTTATTTCATCTCGTATTTTATTTGTAACTTCAAATATTTTATTCCAATCAAGATTAGATTTTTCTCTATTCTTTTTTCTACTAGCTTTATATTGTGGAAATAAATCTCTACGCCAGTAGTGTTTTGAATCCCATGCGAGAATAATATCTTCATCAGTTTGCACATAATCACTTTTAAATTCCATTACATAATTACGAACAGAATTAAGTATCATGTGCCTAACCATACTTTCATCAACTTGTGTTGTTTCGTCTAATCTTAATTGCATCATTACACTTGCAAGTGCAATTTGATTCATATCAATAATAATCATTTTCTTATCCTACTGTTTTATAATAAACATTAAAACTCATACTTCTTCTTTCACCATCACAATAAAAAGGATATACTGAATGTTTTAACCATGATGGAAAAATTAAAAACTGTCCAACCTCTGGCTTAAATGTCAAAGTATCATTTCTTAAATTTGCAGATTCACCATATGTGAACTGTATCATACCACTTACTGGATAATGGTCTTCCATTTCTTTTTCAAAATGTTTATCCATATCTTTTGGTATTTTTAAATATATCACACCAGACAAATGCCCAGAGTGTTTATGCCATGGATTGTATTCACCTTTATATTGACTTACAATCCAAGTTTGGTCTATACGAATATTTTGCTCTGTTAAATCACCATGCTTAAATTTGTGGTTTTCACTATGTAAAGTAAACAAATCTATGTGAGCTTTATTTCTTTTAATATTATTGTTTAAATATTGTAAACAACCTTTTCTAATAACATCTAAACAATACGCACTATCTTCTTTATTTGTTATTGGTATTCTAACTTCTTTATGAACTTTACCTACAAGTTGCCCAGACCAATCCCATTCTCTTGATTTTACTTCATCATTTAAAACTTCGTCACCAACACCATTAATTAAATTTAAAAATTTATCTGGAACTTTAGATTCCATAATGATGGGGCTAAATGGTTCGTGAAATTTAATTTTATTATCCATTACGAATCCTCTACAATCTTTTTAAGTATATCACCTCTAAATGTTGTGTAATACTTACCATCTTTTTTTTTCATTTGAATTAATTTATCCATTAAATCAATCATAATATTTTCATAACCATACTGCCTATTAATTAAACCTTTAATAGACTCATTTACAAATGCAACATCTTTAATAAAATTTGTAGAGCTTAAATCAAAATTATTTTCTTTTAAAGTATGAATCATTTGTAAAACAATATTCTCTGTGAGTTTTTCTATTTGCATAATGTTGTTTTTTAGTTCTTCAAGTTTTCGTTTCTTAATTTCTTCTTCACTCAATTTTGGTGGAGTTTTTGAAGATTTTTTCCACGGCCCTACAACAACATTATTTTCTATTTCTTTCTTCATCGTCCATTTCTCTTGTCCACTCACACGCAATATCAGGATACCAAATTCCTACAACTCTTTTTGGATTTCCAGCTGCATCATATGCCATAGAGGTACATTTAAAAGTTACTTTCTTTTCTTGATACTCGCCACACCTCATATCAATCCAATCTCCATATTTAATATAATCTTCACAATGACGAATATAACCTTGTATATCCATTATTTTTGATTCTGCACCTTTTATATTATTTCTTGCATCACTTTTTGCAGATAAAAGTAATTCTCTTTGTGTTTTAATCCACTTACGAACATTTTTAAGTGAGAAAGTATCATCATCAGGTAAATTTTTTACTTTTGAGTGTATGTTTTTATACTCTGGTGGATTTTCTTTTAATCGTTTTTCTCTTGCGATTCTAAGTCTTTCCACAGCTGCTTCTCTTTGCTCTGGTGTCATTTTTCTTTTAGACATAATTTTAGAACCTCTTTTGTGGTATCATATCTGCTTGTTTTTTTAACCATCTTCTTTTACCAGCAGCCTTCTGCAATCTAACTTTAGTACCTCTTGATTGATAAAATTCTTTTTTTCTCAAATCATTTAAGATACCACCATTTTGAACTTTCTTTTTCAAGTTTCTTAATGCACGATTTATATCACCATTAATAACTTCTATTCTTTTATCAAAAGATTGTTTTGCCTTTTTATACTTTCTTCCCACTAATATATCTCCTTGAGTTTCCACTCATTATTATCTAAACATGCAGTTCCACGCATTTGTTTAATGTTTTTATCTACTTGAACATCTGTTACAAATTCTCTACAATCTCCATTAGTAACAGTTGGCATTGCATTTACTACCATATTTTTTGTTGGGTGATACCAAGTAGAACTTTGCCCATCACGATTATAATTTAGTGAATCTCTCAAAACCATAGTCGCATGAATTTGGTCTATCTTATCTAAAGTATTACCAACACCATGTCCAACCACTAAACCAACAACAGCTGCAGTCGCAACAATTAAAGGGTCATCGGTAGATGTTGCAATTGCGGCTGCGATTGCAGAACCACCTATCGCACCATAGTCTGCTTTAAGCATTTGTTTTTTTGGTGCCCAATGTCCCTTGCCTGGAATATAGAAATCACCAGAGTTGCACATTGGCTCACAACTATAATCTCTAACTCCACTCGGTGCAAATCCACCTATCCCAGCACAACCAGTTAATAAAACTAACATCATAACTAAAATAATTCTCATGTCTACTCCACTAAATAATTTTTATGTTTACGATGTCTTTCAATTTTTTTTGTTTTGTCTTGAAAGACACCACACTTATTAAACAACCAACCAAACTTTGCAACTGGATTAAGTTTGCTCAAGTTTTGCACTTTCTTGGATTTCTCTTTTATTTTCTTCAATTTCTTCCTCTAATTCTTTCCAAGCATCGGTCGCTTTAAGTTTAGAATATGCAAGATTGTTCTTTCTTAATCTATTTACTATAACTTTACGAGCTTCTTTTTCAGAATATGTTAATAAAATAAATGCACGAAATTGTGTTCCTGATGCAAAAACTTCAACATTTGTTGGCGTGTAACCAGCAACATCAACTTCTGCAATCAAATTTTTCGCAACTTTTTCTACCTCTGTTAAAACTTCACTATCTAAATCGTCTTGACCAACTTTTGCAATAAATGTTTTCATCATTGCATCAAGTTTACCATTGATTCTATCTGCAAGAGTAGTCTTTGCGTTCATAGTTGCAATGTCTACTGCAAGTTGTAAATCTGGTGCAACACCAGTTCCAGTAGAGTAAACATTTTCTTCATCTTTTGGTATTTCTAAAAACCATTTAGGAATCTGACTTATTGCAGTTTCAACCTTTTTAGTTTTATAATCTACACTTTTCACATCAATTGGTGGTTTATTTGCACAACCAACTAAACCAACCACACCTAATAATAATATACTAATTGCTTTCATTTTTAATATCCTCTAATTTTTCAATTGCAACATCAACACTACCAGAATTAATAATGTAACTTTTTAACTCTGGCCCCATATCGTATAGTAGAAAACCTACTGCCATACCCATAATAAATTTAATCATTACTTGCACATCTCCATTTTAAGTTTTTGTTTACCCTGACCACGAATCAAGACATCCATATACGCAATTGTACATGAACTTTTAGATTTTGTCAAGTCCTTTTTAGAACAATTTAGTTCTCTCTTACTTTTAAGAGTTTCAGGTATCACTTCTCGCATAATACTTAATTTTGCACGATTTTCTGCTTTAGAGCAAGCTTCTGTTTCTGACATATCTGGGCCAAATACATATTCGCCAGATGAGGGATACCATTTTCTTTTAATACGAGCATCTATCTTAATTCTACATTTTCTCGTATCTTCAATGTATGGAAAAACTGTTTGTTTAACTATTCTTACTGATTCAATACTACCTTGAAATATTATTTCATCATCACTTTTATATTCACAAGATTGTAAATCAACTGTCCTTATCAAAAGAACTATTGCTATCAACCATTTCATCATTAACCTTTATTAAGTTTCTATCTTTATCAATTTGAACATAACCCTCTTTAATAAGAATATCTATTGTTGCCTCTGATATTTTCTCACTTGAGATTCTATTTTCATATCTACCCCAAAGATACGCACAAAATGTGCATAAAAGGGTAAATAGTGTTAATTCTATTGGACTCATTAAATGTTACCTCTCAATGATTCAAAATGTCTGTCTTTAGGTTCTGATGACAAATCTTTAAAATCATACTTAGATTTATACCAATGTTGAAAACATTTAGAATAGAAATCACTTCTTCTTTCTATACCCCAACTTTGTATCAAAGTATGAGCTTCAGCACTTGTTTCACAATTCTGTAACTCAATGTCCATATCTGAAAATGCACCCATATAATCTCCTTATGTTATTTTCTATAAATTGCAAATGTTTTTGCATCTCTCTTTAAACAATTTGATGCAAATGCGTCATATCTAGGGCCTCTAAAACGGATTCTATACTTCCTACCAGTTATTGCAGTTGATTTTGCAAGGCAAGACTTTATATAATCTAGGTAATCAATTGGAATACCCTTAAATAAAGATCTTTCTGTGGTATTTGACTCGTAGTTCCCTAAATCAAACATATCATTTCCTTTCAAATTGTTAACCATTAACTATATGTTATCAAAACAATTGTCATTTGTCAATAGATTGTACAAAAAAAGATTCTTTTAAAATCAACTACTTAGATACAGAATCATGTAATTTTACAAAATATTCTGCATCTACAAGTGCAAGTGGCTTTGAATTGTTCCTTTTGAGAATAACTACTGGCTCATGGCCTTTTGAATTTTGTTGTGCTTGATTGTAAGATTCCCATACATTAATTTTCTCTTGATTTTTACATTCTACTGAATATGGGAATTTTTCTCTTGCAGCTCTAGCCATAATTAAATCCTCACCACCAGCTCCCATTGAGCGACTTTCAATATCCTCTGGGTGAATATTTAACTTTTCTATCAATAAATCACGAAACCATTGCTGTAATCTACGACCTTTTGCTTTAGCTGATTGGGTCTTCATCTTCTATCTCATCAGTATTTTCTTCATCAATCTGTTCGCCACAAAACGGACAATATTGTATTATATATGGTTCTTCTAAATCATGCTTAATAATATAATCTGCCTCACAATGTGAGCAATAAAATATTATTTTCATTGCATCCTTTGATACGCATCTTCCCAACTTCCAGTTAAACCAGCAACTTCATATTCTGTTACACGATTCTCAAAGAAATTAGTATGATCTGCACCATTCAATACCCATTCTAGCCATGGCAAAGGATTCTCTTTTACCTTAAAGTTAGTTTTTAAACCTAATTGAAGCAATCTTCTGTCCGTTATATATCTAATATATTTTTTAACTTCCTCAGATTCAAGGCCTTCAATGTTACCCATTTTATATGCAAGGTCAATAAACTTATCTTCAAGCTTAACAACATCACGAGCCATCTGATATATCTCTAATTTGAAATCATCATTGATAAGTTTAGGGTGCTCTGAGCAAAATGTTCTAAACAGTTTAGAATTACCCTCAACATGCATAGATTCATCACGAATAGACCATTCTACAACTTTACCCATTCCTTTCATCTTTCCATATCTTTGAAAGTTAAGTAACATCACAAACGATGCAAATAAAGCTACACCCTCATTAAATACAGATTTTGCAAGTGCAAGTGCGAGTCCTCTATGAGTTGTTACATCTGACTTTTGCATATATTCAATTTTGTCTGCCATTTCTTTGTATTCTAAAAATGCGTGATACTCCTCATCTGGTAAACCAAGAGTGTCATTTAAAAGTGCATATGCTCTTTGATGAACACCTTCTCTTGATGCGAATGAGCCCATCATATTACGAACTTCATTATTTTTAAATTTAGGAATAAACTGATCGTAATAGTTTTGCCCAACTGCAACATCTGACTGTGTAAATAATCTTAGAATATTTGTTATATAATCTTTTTCTACTTCAGTCATTTTATTACTTTTCCAATCAGTTACATCTTCTGATAAATCAATCTCATCTTCAATCCAATGAGCTTTCTCATGTCTTGTTGTTAGTTCTACTGCAAATGGATAGTAAAATGGTTTATAGGTTTGTGATGTTTGAAAAAGTCCACCGCCTCTTTTTTTAAGAATTTTTTCTTGCTGTTTAATTAATTCGTTATATCCACCAACTCTTTCTCCATCAATAAAAATTTGTGGAACACTTCCAACTTTTTCTTTTGCACCTAATTGTTCTTGCACATTATTAATTCTTTGATAAAACGCAAGGCGTTCTTCTTCATCGTCCATACAATGCTCATTGTAATCTATAATGTGTTCGTTAAACCATTTTTTTGCTTCTACACAAAATGGGCAATCTGTTTTTGTATAAATTTGTACTTCCATTTTTTCCCCTATCCTTGACAAGCAACACAGTCATCTTCTTCTGTGTTTTTATAATCTACTAATTTATCTAACTCTACTTTTTCTGCAACATTCTCGGCACGCTGAGATGTTTCAGTTCTTAAATAATATAATCCCTTGCACTCTGTTTCCCATGCTCTCATGTGAACTTTATGTAAATAACTTTTTGTTGCACCAGCTGGAAAGAAAAGATTAAGTGATTGTCCTTGACATAAAAACTTCTGTCTATCTCCACCTTGCTCTACTAAAACTTTCTGATTAATTTCTATAGCAGTTTTAAATACTTCTTTAACTTCATTATCTAAAAATTCTAATTGCTGAACAGAGCCACCATTTGTAATAATTGAAGTCCAAACTTCTGGTGTATTCATGTTGACTTTAATTAATTCTTCTTCAAGGTACTTGTTCTTAATTAAATGTGAACCAGCTCTTGTTCTATGCGTGTATGCGTTTGCTTTGTGTGGCTCAATTGATGGAGAACAACTTACAATCATTGAACTATTTGCATTTGGAGCAATAGCAAGTAAATGTGCATTTCTTCTACCAGTTCCTTTCATATCTGGTGCTTCACCACGCTCTTTTGCAAGTATCTCTGTTTCTTCTACTGCATCTCTTTTAATCTTTGCAAATATTTCTGTGTTTAAAATTGCAGCTGCATCAGAATCAAACGCAATACGATGTTTTTGGTAGTAAGAGTGTAAACCCATTGCACCCAATCCAAGACTTCTTTCTTGTATTGCAGAGTATTTTGCACGCTTTACTGTGTCTGGTGCGTGTCCAATAAAAAATTGTAACACATTATCCAAGAAACGAATTAAGTCTTGCACAATTCGTGTATCTTTCCATTCATCATACTTTTCTAAATTAAGTGATGATAAGCAACAAACTGCTGTTCTTTCTTCGTTTGTAGGTAAATGTATTTCATTACATAAATTTGAGCCATGAATTTTAAGTCCTTTTTCTTTCATTGATTCTGGTAAATAACGATTTGCAGTATCAATAAAATTAAGATAAGGCTCACCAGTTCTAAATCTTGTTTCTAATATTGTTTCCCATATCTTACGAGCTTTCAGTGTTTCTCTAACAGACTTATCATTGGGGTCAAGTAGATTCCAATCTGTATCATCTCTAACAGCTTTCATAAAGTCATCTGTAATATTAACTGCGTGATGTAGATTTAAGCACTTTCTTCCAACATCACCTGTTGGTATACGAATAGATAAAAACTCAATGATGTCTGGGTGCGATATGTCTAAGTAAGCTGCATAAGAACCTTTACGAGTTTTACCTTGACGATACGCAGTCATGTCTGCATCTACTGTGTGTAAAAATGGAATAGGGCCAGGGGCAATATCAGATACTGAACGAACTGCACTCCAGTGTCCACCAACACCACCACCTTTAACTGCTAACCATCTCAATTCAGAAGTGTGGTCAATCAATCCATCTAATGAATCAGGAACATATGCAAGAAAACATGATATTGGTAATGCCTTTACTTTTTCTTTAGGTAAAGGTGCGTTTGATAAAACTGGTGATGAATACATAAACCACCCTTGTGATGCGTAGTCATAAATTCTTTGAGCAAGTCCTTTATCATCAAAAGAATAAGCATAAGCAGCTCTAGCAAATGCCATCTGTGGTGAAGTTTCATCACCTCTGCAATAATAATCTTTTAATAATTTTTGGGCTTGTTCTGAAAGAAGTTTATCACGATCTTCATTAATTTTTATTCCTAAATATTTTTTCATTTGTTTCTACTTTCTTCCAAAATACAAATCTTGTTTTTGCGTGAACACCGCTAAAAGTGTTCTCTTTAATTATTTTATAAATATCACCCCTTGTCATTCCTGACAAGACCATATCATTAATGTCTTTTTGTTTGACATCATTAGGCCAAAGAACAACACTATAGCCTCTGTTTATTGTTTTTTCAATTTGTTTTAATACTTCTTTGTTTCTTCTGTCATTATCAAAAATAATTATAGTATTAAGTGGCAAACTTGTAAACTCTGCACCAGCAACAGCCACACAGTTATCTAAAAACAAACTATCAATTGGGCCTTCTACTGCATATAGTGGTTTGTCTTTTTTAACTCTGTTTAAACCATAAATTTTGTTTTTTGTTGAATCAAGAATAATAGTTATATACTTAGGAGTTTCATTACCGAATGACCTACCTTGTAACGCAAACATCTTACCTTTTTCATCAAAGAATGGTATTACTAATCTTGGGTGATCGTTTTGTAAACTGGAGAATTTGTTCGGTATGATTGTGTTAACCCATTCATAAAATTTTGGTGCAAAGTACAATTCATAATGAAACTTTGATGGTATTTTTCTTTTTTGAACAAATTTCTTTACAACATGAGTCCATTCTAGTTGAGATATTCGTTTGAGTTGTTTAAGTGGGGTTTCTCCTTGAGTAATTTTAGATTTTCTGACTTCAACTTCAGATACATTTTCAACCTTCTTGTATCGTTCCATTATATAGTCATTATGAATCTTTGAGTCTACATATTTTAAAAAATTTGTAAAACTCGCACCTTTTCCACAGTTATGACACTTATATATTAAATCCATGTCTTTACGAAAGATAAACCCACGAGCCTTTGTTTGTGATTTCTGTGAATCACCACAATATGGGCAACGAAAGTTATATAGGAAATCCCCTTTCTTTTTAAATTGAGAAAGTTGGGAAGATACTATTGATAGGTATTTTTGTTGAATATACATTGTGTAATATCATACACTAATGTATACTATTAGTCAACCCCAGACTGGAAGTTTTTGTATGATAAAACCTAAAACGATAGAGCCACCAATGATAATCCATCTCCACTTTTCTAGCACACCCACACGACTAGATACTTCATCTTTAAGTCTATCTATTACATCTTTTTGTTCTTTGTGCTGCTGTGTCATAAGTGCAGTTAATTCTTTTGTATTAGTAGTAATACGAGAATGTAATTCTTTTATGTCAGATGTAAATTCTTGAACACTTCTTTGCTGTGATTCTTCTTGCTGTGTAATTTTTTCTTCGTGAACTGCAAGTAAACGATTAATACAATTTGAAAAGTCTGTTATTTTCTCTATTGCAGTATCAAGACGAACATGAATTTGCTTCATGTCTGCGATTTCTTTTTTAAGAAGTTCAAGTTCTATTTGTGTGTTTACATCTGATTGTGCCATTGTTACCCCTAGTGTCAAAAAATTGTTAAGTAAATAGTACATGCAATAACTATACCTACTCTAACTTTTTGATTCTCTCCTCTAACTCCTCCATCTTTTTTGCAACATTAGGGTATTTCTTTTTCCACTTATCTTCAGATTTTAAAACTTCAAACCCATATCTATTTGCAGCCCAATTGTAAATGTTTTCCATCTTCTTATGAAACCATCTACCCATTGCAGTTTTTTCAAACCACTTTGAAGTTGCATTTCCTAGTATACTACCAGCTATGCTTTTAGTAGCCCATGCAACCCAAAACATTAGATTTTTCTTGGTGCAGAACTATTGATTGCCCAACGCCCGAATAATCTTACTGCATTATAAGCAGACCATATTTTCCATTTTGGAACTTTTGGCTCAGCAGATTCCATTCCCTCTTTGAAAACATCATCTGCAATTTTTCTATATTTTTCTCTATCATATTTTGTGAATATTTTACCATCTTTGTATGCAGTATTTATTTTTTCGTATAAAATATCATGCACAACAGCTGCTCTTGCAACATCAAATGGTGCGATAAATGCCCAACAAAAACGAGGAACAGATGCTAAGTCTGTAATATATCCTTTTGGAACACTAATTACATTTTTCTTTGTTACTTGTATACCACAATATTTAAGCATATCTCTATCATTATCTGATAATGTATCAGAATCAAACTTAAGTGCAGTATCTAAAGTCCAGTTGCGTGGTGGATTAAATTTTGCATCTAATAAATTATGGAACTTTCCCATTTGTTTTTTCCTTTGGTTTTACCGCTTCTTCATAATATATGATTATTTCTTTTTGTTGTTTTATATATCTTTTTATATCTTCCATGTTAAGTGCAAGTCTTTCAAATGACTCAACTTCCATAACATAGAACACCCAATCAGGCCCATTGTTTTCTTCATACTGCTTAACTAATTCATCAACATTTTGTGAGGTTACAACTTTCCAAGTTACTTTACCTAATTTAAGTGGCCTTGGACTTTGCTGTATTGGTATTTGTTTCTCTACCTCTACTGTTTTAACGATTATTTCTTTTTCTGGTTTTCTAAATAATGCACACCCACTACTGAATAACAGAAGTAATAGACTCAAGATCGTTAAACATCTCATCAGTACCATCATTTATCCTTTTCTCTATTTCTATAGGGTTAACCATAGATTCTTTTTTCAAGTTTATCTCTTGTAATCTTGTGAGTAATCTTTCTCTTGACTCCTCTGCTCTACTTAGTTTACCTTGTAAACTTTGATTTAAATCATTTAATCTTGCAGTTTCAACTCGCATACTTCGTACAACTTGCTCGTTTTCTTTTGCAACAACTTCTAGTTTTGCGTTATTCTGTTGTAGTGTTGCAATGCGTTTTTGTGCATCTTGGTAAAAATAAAATCCACCATAAACAATACCACCAATCAATCCAACAACTGCAATTGTTAAATATACTCTAATCATTCGTTATTGATTGCATCTAACTGCTGTTGTGTTGGTTGTGCTAATGTTGGGTGATTCCATGAATCAATGTAATCATTACCAACTTTTACCTTTCCATCTGGTGGACTTTTACCATCATTTCTCAAAACTATACTTCCATTATTAAAACCATCTGCTCTAAAATCTGAGTTACTAATTGTTTCATAAAGAACTTTTATTTTTCCCGCTAATGTCATACTTGTACTCCTGCTCTTAATAGATAACCACACAACCAAGATTGATTATATCCTGTACCACCTAAAATAGTTCTTGTTCCATCTGCGTCCATATATGCATAACCATCTACATAATCAGATGTTCCATTAAAATAAATAATCCAAGCTGCAGAACCACCTAATTCAGATTCATTGTTATCAGTTCCGTTTCTTAACATTACTCTACCAGAACCAAGATTAACTGTATCACCATTATATCTTATACTAGCTGTGCAAAGAGTTTGAACATGAGCTGTAGTGTCAAAAAATATACCCATACTTATCCAATAGTATCCAGCAATAGGTGCAACATATCTATAATTTGAATTATCCCATGCACTATGTGTATCAAAGTGAACATTGTCATATTCTACGACAGCATTTGTAGCATCAGAAATAGTTTTAGCAGCAGCTGGTGTAACCCAAAACATTGGCACTTTTGTTGTTTCAGCAACAGAACTTGTTGTAAGCATATCGCCAGTGCTTACATTTGGTAATACTATTTTTCTATCTGCTACAGCATTTTTATATCCATCTATATCATCTAAATTTGCATTAACTACAACACTTGAACCATCGCTAGATGCATTTTCTAATGTAAGATTAAATCCAGCATTAGTTGCAGAGGTATCAGTTCCATCTAATAAAATATTATCTCCAACATCAGCTGCAGTATCTAATACCAACGCATCATTAAAGTTTCCTGAACCACCTCTTGCAAGTTCTCTAGCTCTTCCCATTTTTTTTATCCTTTAATCTAATTATTACTTATATTTATCAGATTTTCTTTTTGTTCCATCACTTCTTTTAATTAAACCTTTTGCTTTTAAATGTGCGATGTCAGTAAATCCTGCTTTACCTGATTTATATCTTTTCATTGCATCTGATGTGTTAGGTGCTTTTTCTGTTTGAATATTTTTTCTTGCAACATCTTGACTTCTTGCTCTATCGTCCTCTCTATCGTGTTGCACCTTTAATCTTTCTAATTCTCTTTTTTGTCTTATATTTGTTTTTGCAAGTTGCGTGTGGCCACTTTCTGTCATCTTTGCACGCTCTTGCCAATCATGTGATTTCTTATCTGTTGTAATTGGGCCACCCTTTGCCCAAGTATGACACGCTCTTGCAGAATGACACTTAAAGTGATGCATCCAACAATAACCTAAACGACCATCTTTATCAGATGTTTCGCCTGGTAAACACTCTAACATTCTTGGTGAAACATCAAACGCAACACAGTTATTACATACAGACTTCTTTGCAGCTTGTTCAGTTGTTTTCCAATATCTTGCAATTTTTTTCCAGTAGTCGCCTGGCTCATCAACATTCAGAGGGCCATAGTTATAGTTTTTAATTGTTGCATCTCTGTTTTTTGTATTAATCTTTAAATTTTGAGTTGCAGGCGGACATTTCATTTCCTCACGAAATCCCTCACCTTTTGCACGCCTCATCTGTGCTGGTGTAGGAGCTCCTTTATCACCAACTTTTCTCATTTTTTCACCAGAGCCTCTTTTGATTCTCTGTCTTTTTTTATGGATGTTTGCCCAAAGACTTTCAGTAAACTGTTTAAATGTTTTCATTACCCACCTTTTCCTATCATAATCGCAGCCATGTATTTATTTGCCTTTTCTTTACTACGATAAACTTTTTTAAGTTCTTTTGCGTGCTTACCACTTGGTAGTGTAACTCTTTTGCCTTTAACGAACTTATCTGCGTATACACCATATCCACCACCAGACATCTTTCTTACATCTGCAACTATGTATGATTCTCCTCCACTTGCACCATTACCACCATTTCCACCATTACCATTACCACCATTACCATTACCATTACCACCATTACCATTCCCATTTCCATTTTGTCCACTCTGTGTTTCTCCAGATTGGTCTCCACTCTTAGTTCCACCACCAAAATATGGATATGCATATACTGTTTTAAATTTTGTTTTCTTTGGAACACATGCCATTAATTTTTTATCAAATTTATATCCAGGCGGGCAGTTAAAACCATGTGCATCTTCTTTTCTCATCTCTTTAGTTTTCTTTTTCATTTTTTCAATATATGCACGATAAACATTTGCCTCTGCTGTTTTTCCCATCACTCTTGCTCTTTGCTCCATTGCGATTGCAGCTTGTATTTTATGTGCGTGTGTTCTACCAGATGATTCTATTTTTTTAACACTTGCTCTTGCAGTTGCGACATCTTTAAAACCTAAGCCATGTATTGTTCCCTTTGGGTCTTCATCTGTATATAAATCAGAATGTTTCTTTGACTTTGCTGGCTGTCCTTTTTTTCTTGGTATTCTAGGATTCTTTTGACTGAATATGTTTGGCTCTCCGATACCCTCAAATGCAAGTTTTGGATTTTGTGTTTTAAAGTCTTTCTTTCTCATTACAGTTTTTGCAATGAGTTCTAATTCACCACCTTTTAAATTTAAAACAAAAGGCATGTTGATATCAGTTTTCATATCCGTAATAACTGCCTCTGCATCAGGGCCTAACTTTGCAATTCTTTTACCAAACTTTTTATAGGATTGTCTGAATAGACGAGTGAGTTCTGATGGTGTGATTTGAACTTTATTTCTTGCATCATTAACACGATCAAGAAAGTGTCGTGTAAATTCTACATCTATACCAACTGCACCAAATAATCTATCTGCATATTTTTCAAGTTGGTCAATGTCTGATTTTTTTACTTCTTTTTCTTTTTGAGCTCTTAAATTAAGATCTGCAACTGGAACATATTGCCCCATTCCTGGCCCAACTGATGCGCCACCATAAGGATATGTGTCTAAAGAATTTGAGTAATACTCTTGAAATGTTTTCATACATTTCTACTTAATTGCTTTCATTGCCACTTGCTGAAGTTTCATAATCTGTGACTTTGTGCCATTGTTAATTATACTTATCATTTTATTTTTAGTTTCTGGCTTTACTTTATCTAAAATTTGAACTATTGCACTCGCAGTAAACAAATCTACTTTCATAGAGCCATCTTTAAATTTTAAACTTTTTGCAGATTTTCTTTTAACGATATCTCTTAAATTTGCAACATTATCTTCTTCAAGATATTGTTCACGATTAAATTCACCAATATTTTCTTTAACTTTTTTTACAAGATTACTTTGCTCTTGCCTTGCAAGCCTTCTCTGTCTTGCTTGCTCTAGTTTTCTACGATGCTCTTTGTATTTTTTTGATCGTGCATCAATCAATGTTTTTTTCTTTTTCTTTTTTACAACAACTACTGATGAGTCATCACCAGTTCCAGCAACATTAACACCAGTTGCGTTTGTTGGTGCATCTTCTTTTTTAACTAGGCCTGTGTAAACATCAACCTCTGTCCATTTCTTACCCATTTTTAATATCCTCTAAACTTACATAAATTTTTTCTTGGGTTTTATCATGCACTACTGGAAATATCTCAACACCCAAAACTGTATCAATTGGTGATTCATCATCAAATGCAATAACTTTATCACCTTTTTTTGCAGTTAATTCTTCTTCTTCTTTATTTAGAATATCATTAATTAGAACATACTCACCTTTTGGTAATATCTCACCAAATCCTATAACTTCTTCTGATATAGAGTTATCTAATTCTACATCATTTTCTTTTAAGTATTTCATAAATTCTTTTTCAAACATATCTGGATCTTCAACATGCTCCTTGAATGTATCTTTGAGTAAAAATAGTGCAGCTGCATAAGTTCCAACTTTAGTTCTTAAGCCTGGCACTTTTGCAAATAATTTTTTGATATTGAAAACTAATTTGTGAAGTATTGTGTATGCGTTTTTTTGTTCTGTTGTAGCAAGCTCAACAGCTGGTTTTGTAGAATTGGGTTGACGAATACGATTACCATTTTCATCTATGATGCCAAGTTTAAATGCATCAGTTTTTTGAAATGGTGTTGTAAGTAATTTGATAAATCTGTATGTAACAAATAAATCTATCGCTCTTCCCATTAAAGTTCCTCTAATTTTTTAAAAACATACTCATCTTTTTTAACATGAGATAGTTCTTCTTCTGTAATACTATTTAGGAAAATTAGAAATGATTTAAGTGTAGGCCAGTATTCTTCTTGAATTTTAAAAATTAATAATGTAGTGCAAGCAGTAGAACCAAAAACATTATGTAATACTGTTAAGTGATTTAATATAAGTCTTTCTTTTAATATTTTAGTGTCGTGATATTTTCTAAGTAGTCTTTTAATATACTTAAATCGTTTCATGTCATCTTGAAACTCTTTCTCACCCTCACACTGTGGATTGTCATAATGTTTAATTGCATACATCACAACATTCTCAGGAGTGATTTTTTCGTACATTATTCTACTTTGGCAAACACCTTACAGCTATTATTACTTGTCATTTCATACTGTATTTTTAGTGCTAAACCACCCTCAATTTTGTTTGATATACCATCGTCATTTATAATTTCATCGGCTGGTGTATCTAAATCTTTTCCATATCTTCCACCAAACAAGGATAATGGTAAATCAAATGAACCACTTTTTTCTGTCATCTCTGGAATCTGTCCAAAAGAAAAACCAAGTCTACCTAATTTTTCTTTTAATTTGTTTAGTGCATGCTCTGGTAACATATACTCCATGTTTGCAATTGCACCAACATATGCGTTTAATCTTCTAATAACATTTGGATTTGAAATCGCAGCTGGATTGATATTCATATCAACTGCTTGAGAATGTGTCGTTCCAACTCCAACACCACCCATTCTACTGAGTCCTCTATTTTCTTCTTTGATATACTTTTTAAATGATTTCATTTTCCCATTCCTATGTAAAAGAATGGGGGGAAAATCCCCCCACCCAAACAAAAACACATAAAAATATTATGTGTTGTCCTGTGTACCAACTAAGTTAGCAGTAGCAGCACCAGTACCATATGCAATTAGAGTCCAAGCAGTACCACTCCAGATACAACTAACAGACTCACCAACAGCTTCAAATGTTGTAGTTGCAACAGCACCATTGGAATCAGTGTAGTCCACATCAGCAAGTGTAGCAACACCATCACAAATGATGATTTTTAACTGTCCAGCTAATGTTCCGTCACCAAGAATTGTTGCAGCACCAGTAACAAACGATACTGTAGCATTGTTTGATAAAGTAGCAGCTGTATCAACATCTTCTGTACTGAAACCTACTGGAGCTCCTGTAGGAAGATTTCCCAAGAAGTCAGCAACACTCATTTTTTTGTTGATTGGTGTTCCTGTTGGATCATCAACAACATGAAATAAGTCACCAGATGCAATACCTGTACTTAAGTCGGTTAACGCCGTAATTTTCTTATCAGCCATTTGGCTTCTCCTTAATAATATTAACCCACCCACTTAATTGTGTTAGGGAATTTTACTGTAGGTAATTATCCTACATCACTTTGACCAGATGGCTGGTCATCATTACTAAATTCTTTTAAAAAACTAAGACATTGTTGCTTTGCACCAGTAAGTGCATTTAACAAACCAATAGACTCAGTTCTCTTTTTTTCTGCATCAGATATCTCTTTTTGTACCTTTTCAATATCTGATTCTATTACAGAAATTCTTTCTTTAATTAATTCTTCAGTAATCACAAAAAACCTCTCAATTCAAAAAATTATAAAACTATTTATACGAGTTAAGATACAGTGAACTTTGCGTCTGCATCAGCAGTCATTGTTAAATCTGCAGCCATAATTCCTTCTAGTCTTAACAATCCATTTGTGTCCGTATTAGCAGCAGTAGAATCTAATCTTAATGGATTACCTTCTTCATCTAATACTCTATCACCAGCAACTTTACTAATTGTGCCACTGTTTAAACCGATAGTATCATCTGAATTAACACCTAAAGTATTATTTGTGACATTTGTTGTTCTGGTATCTGTTCCAGCAGCTAATGCAAATGCAACAATACCATTTGATAAGTCTGAGTATGTTGTATTGAAATCCATTATAGTTCCAAAGTTAGAACCTAATGCAGTTGCTTGTTTCAACTGCAATTGTGGAGTTCCTGTAACATCAACTTGCTCGTTAAATCTTACATACACGACAATATCACCAGCAGATGATGAAGCAGCACCACTAAAAGTATCTCCGTCTGGATAATACTTTGTTTTATCTGATGCATTACCTATTGTTATTTGTGGTGCAGTAGGAACATCTATTGACTTTCTTAGTCCTCTTATTGCAGATATAATTTCTGGATCTGCGTTTGCGTTATCGTTACCAGTTGCAGCTGAGCCAGGTTGAAATCCCCAACCACCATCAAATGCGATAACATTTTCTTTTGCGTAATCTCCAGACCCATCAGCTGCTTCAGTTAACCATTCTGGTTTTGCTTCACTTTGACTTGCATCTAGCCCAATGACTCTATCTCCAGAGTCAGCAACACCAGTGCTATCTGTTCCATCTAAAACAACATATTCATTTTCAGCCGAGGATTCCTCCAGTACGATATTAAAACTTTTTGCTAAAGGCATCTGTTTCTCCTATTTTTTTATAAACTATTTATAATTATTTAAAACCTAATCTGTTAAGTTCACCCATTGTTTTACTAACACTTGTGTGATGTACACCTATTCCACCATTAGATTCCCACTCTTTTATATTCTTTATATAATCATCAATTAAAACATTTGGTTTACCATCTGTTGTTGCATAATCTTTTTTTTGTGCTCTTTTTACCAAATGTATTCTACCTCTTTTAAAGTTAGTATTTCTACTTAGCCACTTCATTTTTCCAGCTCGTGAATTATTGTCACGATCTGAGTATGCAGATAATATGTGAGGATTATATTTTTCAATTCTCATATATAATCTTTTTGCTCCAGGCATCCACTCTAGGTTTGCCCAAAAATTTTTCGTGTTTGAAATCTTTTTCCACCTATCTACTCTATCTGCATAGATAAAAGGTTCTCCAACTGCTTTATCAGCACCTTTCATAAAATTACATAAAACTTGATCCATATCACAATAAATTTCTGGTAAATCTTCTTTATTTACCTCTAGTAATTGCTGTATGAATTTCACTTTTTATCTTCTTTTACCTCTGGATTAACTTCAACTTTAGTTGGTGTTTTACCTGTCATAGTTTTAGTCATAGGTTTTTCTTCTTTTTTTACAAAAGGATTTTTACCCTCTGTTGTGTTCCAAACTTTTGCAAGTGCTTCTCGCATACTTGTATTTTTCTTTTGCATGACATCCACCATTTTTTCAAAATCATCATTTGATTGGCCTGGAGTTACATCTCTAGTATGTTTACCATAGTCTTTTCCAATCTCATAGTTTTCTTTTTGTAAAACTTTAGTTATGTCACCACCAGAAATAAAGTCTGGTAATAACTTTTCTAAATCACTACGATTTACAGTTTTCATCTTTGCGACTTTAGGTGCAAAACCTTTCATCAGTTGAATTTTCATCATTCTTTTTGCAACCTCTTTTCCAGACATTGATTCATCAAGTTCAACTTCTTCTTTTGCTACTGCTTTAGAAATTGCTTTTCTTCTTTTGTGAAGATACTTATCTGTAGAATCAACATCTCCATCATTGTCAATGTCTTTGTCTTTTCTATCGTCAAACTTCTTTTTGACAGCCTTTGGATTTACAGGGTCAAGTTTTTCTTTTTCTGCGAGTTGATATCCCATCTTCATATACTTGTCTTGGTCTTTTTTGTCAATTACTATTACATTATTTTTCTTGACAACCATGACTTCTTTTTTAGGATCAACTAACTGTCGTACAGTCTTTTTTTCACCTAACATAATTTTTTTAGCTGCATCTATTAAATCTTTATTCATTTCATTTTCCTCGTTTACTGGTGGACAAGTTTTATTATGGTTATCGCCTGGTGTTCCACCTTGTGATGGGTAAACATCATATTTATTTTGTCCTAATTTTCTTCTTTGTGTTCTCATATCTTTTAAACTACCAACATCTGCAATTTTATCATTAGATTTAAGAACTAAAGCATATTCTCCTCTTTTTGGAGCTTCACTTACTTGCTCTTGCTTATCAGTTCTACCAAATCCTAATTTTGGTTCACCTTTTGTTACAGATGTTAAATGTAATTTCATATACTTATCAACTTCGTCTGCAATACCAACTTCTTTAGCTTTTGCAATAATTTTATCGTAAAGTATTTCTGCTTTCTTTTTCTGATTATTACTTGCACCACCATCATTCATCATAATATCTTTTTCCATCTTATAGAATACATCTTGCATACGAGTAAGTTCTTCTGCACCATCTTTATCTGCATGTTTCTTCATTACTTTTTGTGCAGAGCCACACATGTGAAAAAACTTAGTAGTATAATTACCTACTGTGATTTCATGCTCTGGTTGCTCAGTAATTGCTTTTTCTAAATCTTTTGCTTGTCCAGCGTGAGCTTGACTTGCTTTCTTTAACATTTTTACAACCTTTTTTACAGTAGGTTCATCTTCTTTATCAAGTGATTCTTTCATAGACGGAACTAAGAGATAGTCTCTCATTTTGTTCATACTGTTTGATGCAACTGCAAGTTTGTTTGTCCACCAAGTTGGTAATGACTCCTCTGGATTCATGCCTTGAAGTTTAGACATAATTTGCATTGCATCTTCTGTAATTGTTTTACACTGACGAATTGCAGATGCAACATCAGCATGTCCATCTTCATTAATAAATTCTTCTTTATACATATTCAACTCAAATGGTTTTGAGCCACCTTTATTGTGTACTTGAATTTGTAAGTTACCACCTTTACCTTTGAGTCTGTATTTGTTTGTTTTACCCTCAGATGGTTTCTTAGGCCCAGTTGCAACTTTACTGTCAATCTCTTTTGGGTCTACTGTTATACCCATCTTTTTCTTTGCATAGTCGTATGCATGTTGCATTGCACCAGAAAATGTCTTGTGATATAAGTCATACTTTTCATCAAGTTCAGTTTCTTCTGGTATTCTTTTTCTTTTAGGCCCCATTGGGTCATCAAACATATTTGCATTTTTAACAGTAGTTGGAGTAATCTTTACTGGTAATTCACCCAACTTTTTTCTTCTAGCTGCAAATTCCTCTGCATCTTTTTTATTCTTATAAATTGCTTTACCTTGTTTCATACCTTTACCAAAGTCAACTTGAAAACCTTTTAATTCTTCATCAAGTTCAGTTTCTTCTTTGAGAGGATATCCAATCATTTGTTTTTTGCGAGTTTTAACAATTTTTAAAGTTTTCTTATCTTTAACATTCAATGGTGGAAGTTCTGCACTTGCAACAGCACTCTTTGCACCCATTTCATCAGATGATGTACTTATAACTTGATTATTTCTAGCAGTATCAATAACTACGAATGGTTGTCTTAATTCATCTAATTGTTCTTCTTTAAGTCCACGCTTTTTCATTTCTTTACCAAGTCTTTTAATCATAAACTGTGTAGAAGGCATCTTTGGGTCTTTCTTTTCCATGTCACGAAACTTTTTCATTAGTGACTTTAGATTATCATCAGATTGTTTAGCCATCTTTGCATCTTCTTCTATTTCTTCTGCTCTGATTTCTGCATCATAAAAATTCATTATGTCTTTTGCAAAAAGATTTAGTGCCTTACCTTTACCATCCACTTTGATAGTCTTACCAGGCCCCATAGAAACATCTAATCTTTTCTGTTTCTTTAAGTCATCAAATACTTTTTTTCTTTGTTTAGGGTCATTTACAGTAACAGTCATTTTATTGAACTCATCTAACTCAACTTCTTCTGATTTACCCTTTGCAATATTAGTTGCAACTGCCATTTTAACAGCCATTGCATCTTTACCATACCTTTTCTTGAAGTCATCCATAGGTAATTTTTTTGCAATCTTCTCTCGGTCTTCAAGTTCTTTAGGTGTAAGTGTTCTTTCTTTTACTTGTCTGTATAAGTCAGATATGTTAGTATATCTCATTTTTTCATTCCTTTAGTTGTCTACCTTTGCACCAGAGCGCCATTGAAAACAACTCCAATATCTTGCTTTTGTTTTAGGGCCTGGATTATCACAATTATGCCTTGCACGAAAATTTTTTCTACGATTAGGGTCATCTCTTTTTATTTCCATATTTGGGTCACCAAAAGTAACCTTTATAATATTACCTTTTTCATTCTTTACATAAACTCCAAACTTTTTAGTGCTACCAGATGGTAATCTAAATGGGTCATTTAATTTAACTTTGCGTCCTTGATACTCTGCTTCTTGAACTATTTGCCCCCACTCATTCATATCACTAAATTTTTTTAATTTTTCAGTTTTTTCTTCAAACGCATTTGGAACTTCTAATTTTGTAAAAGGCCCTCTCCTCAAGAATCTAAAACTAACTGGCACTTCTTTTCCAAAAAGTTCTTTAGGTGCAATCATTCTCAATGTAACTGTTTTACTTCCATTATCAATTTTTATTCTTTCAAACTCAATCTCTTTATATTTTTTACCTTTGTATGTTATGCCATGGCCTTTAATGAATCTGTGAACTTTATTGTTTGCAACTGCTTGTGCTTCTTTAATTGGTTTAAATAGTGCAGCTACCTCAACATCTTCTTTTTTACTTTTCTTACTTGCTTTTGCTTTTGTCCACAAATCTGCATCAGCTTTTCTTGCACCACCACCAGTTAAAAATGAGTTCACTCTTGCAAATGCCCATTGCTGTGGAGTAGTGCCTGGCCTATGTCCAGTTCTCCATGCAGCCATACCACGATTATAAACTTGTTTCAATATTGAATATGACACCCCAGACTTATCTGCTTTCTTTACAAGTCCAGCAATCTTCTCATTTATTTCATATTCATCACCAAACATTTTCTTATACTTAAGAGTATATTTAGATGGTTTAGTCTTTTTTAATTTACCAGATTTATCTTTATCGCCAGGTGCTGGTGTATATGCAGCTGGATTATCATCGTCCATTTTTGCACCTTTTTCAAAATGGTCATCTCTATCTTTCTTTTTACTTTTTGCAACACCTTTATAATACTTTGCTGGCTCTGTGCCTGGATCACCTTTAATGTCTGGATCTTGCTTGACTCTGCGTAATCCTTTTTGTATTTCATTTATTGTTATTTCATGTAGCCAAGCTTTGTGAACTTTACCATCTCTATCATTGAACGCAACATAATTTGTTCCTCTACGAATTATTCTGCCCTCAACACCATTTGCCTCTACTAAATCGTCTATGTTCCAAATCTGTCCAGTCAAATATAAATCTCTAAGTGATTCCATATCTGTCATTTCACCCATATCTCTTTGCTCACGAATACCCATGTATTTACGAACATCAAGATAAAGTTTTTTATCATCTTTAAAATTAGATGGAAGTCCTTTTTTAAATGATTCAAAATCACTATCAGATGCAGCTGTTCTCATTTTAGATGCAGACATTCCCTCTACACCCTCTGCATCTGGATCTCTTTCTCCAGCACTTACAACATTAATATTGTCAAACTTGTAGTACCCATGTCTTTTACCATCAACACCATTGTAAGTTTTAAGTAATCTTTCAAACTCTTTTACTCTATCAGAGCCTACCACCATTGTTAAATTTTTAAATCCCTCATCATATAATTTAACTGCAATATCAATTGCAGTCCTAGAGTTTTTATCTGCGACTATATTTTTTGCATATTGTGGAAACATCTTTCTCATATACGCAATCTTCAATGCGTGTGGTAGTGGGTCTTTCTTTTGATTCTGTGAAAATGATGGATAGATACGAAATGGTTGTGAACCAGCAACACTCTTTACTTTTTGTATAAGTTTCTCATGCCCAGTCGTTGGTGGATTAAATCTACCAAAAGTAAAAACTATTGTGTTTTTTTGCTCTACTAATTCTCTAAATTTTTTCATTTCTTTTCCTGTCTAGCAAGCCTAGCTTGTTTAACTTTTTCAATTTCTTTTTTCTTCATGGGTATGAGTAATCTTTTAGATAGTTTTGCAATCAAACCACCATATTTTTGCTGTATAATTTGATCAGTTTGAGCCCTTCTTGCGATTGAAAATTCATTATAGTTTGGATAAAATCTATCAACTACTTTTTTCTTTGCGGCTTTTCTTGCTTTAACTTGAAGTTTTGCTGGATCTGCAACTCTAAGTTTAGACCTTTTAACTTTTGTTTTAAACGCAGCACTCTTTGCAAGTTTTTTCATGCGTCTTGCTTGTTTGATTCTTTGTTGACGAGAGATGAGTCTAAATTCTTCTAAATCTTTCTCACTATCTTTTGGAGAATAAATTTCTTTAAATGTTTTCTTTGTCATTTGTCCCAT